ATGGACTTTCTGTCTTTTGAGCCGGCCTTTCCTCTTTGGACGAAGGGGGATTGCCTGGTGCTGAACTCCGTCAGCAATTTGCCGAAGGCCTTTTCCTTTCTTTCACGATATGATGACATTTACAGCTGTCTGGATAATGATGCTGCCGGAAATAATACGGTGATGGCGATGAGAGAAAAATATGGCGGCCGCGTACATGACCTTTCACAGGAATATGTCGGTTATAAGGATTTGAATGAATATCTGTGCCGTAAGCGATGAAACGTATGATTGTTGGAAGGATTATGTGAAGGGGGGTATTGAATGTCGTTTTGAATGATAAAACTACAGAATCATTTTCATTCTTGATTATTTTCGTTATTTTTGTGCCGATTATTAATTAAATAAAGGTTTATATGAACGAATTGTTGACTCAAATACAGGATGTATATGCCGCATTTTCTACCGATGCTGCGCTTCAGATTGAAAAGAATAACAAGGCCGCAGGTACTCGTGCCCGCAAAACTTCGTTGGAATTGGAAAAACTGATGAAGGAGTTCCGCAAGCTCTCTCTGGAAGAGTCCAAAAAATAATTTCTTCTTTTCTGGTTATCTTTACTTGCAGTTGCGGGATGTCGGTTTGTGAAAAGCCGCTTGCTGCTACTCTTTTGATATTTTTTGACAGTACAACCAAAACGGATGCTCCAATAGGCTTGGATTATAGCCGGTTGCGGTTCGTAATGGTTGTATTGTCCTGCAAATATGGGTTAGGGATGTTCCTTGTCTTGTTCATTTCCCGCCCACAATGTCCGGTAGTCTTGGCAAATCCTTTCGTAATCTTCCGGCTTCAAGTGCGGGAAATTAGTGGCATACATATATTGAAGGTCTTCCGGTGTCAGTGCCGGATCTTGTCTTAGGATGTCATGGATTTCATCCTCGCACTCATAACGGTCGTTGAGTATGCCCGTATGCGGATATACAGCTGTACAATCCTCAATGATATGCTCTACAAATAGCAGGCCTTTCATCAGGTCTTTCTTGACCGTTATCTCGTGGTCTGAATGGGCGTTGTAATAACCGCAACTCAGATTGACACAGCTGACGCCCATCCCGTTTCCTTTCAGGACCATTACGTCGGTCAACAATCCGTTGTTCTCCTTATAACCCCATTCTTCCGGTTTTACCGCTTTTATGAACTCATCCGAACAAAGTTCCGAGAAACCGATGCTTGTAATCAGGTCGGAATTGCCTTTCCGGTCGGGCTGGATGACAAACCGTACGTCGTTGAAAAAAGGCATGTCTGCGTTGGAACTGCCCGCGCATCCGGTTTCCTCCTCCCTGAAGAAAGCTATTTTAATGGTATCGTATTTTTTCAGGCATTCCAGACAGATGAATATTCCGTTCTTGTCATCCGCCCCCGGATTCTCAAACCGCCTTTTGCCCGGGGAATAGCCGAAAATGATGTCCTTTGTCTCTATCGCCTTGAAATCCTTGGAGTGGTGGCAGTGTGCCACCTGGTCGATATGGCTGACCAGGCAGGGATAGTTTTCCCCCGTCCCTTTTATCACATAAAGATTTCCGTATCGGTCCTGTGAAACGGATATGTTACCGGGAAGTGTTCCGATATAGGAACGGAGGAAACGTATCATATTCTGTTCCTTTCCGCTCGGGCTGTGAATGCTATACAGCTTCTTTAGCAATTGTGTATTCATGTTCTTTTTCATTAAGTTTGTAACCATAGGGAAGACCGGTGCCGGGATTGAGCGTATCAAACGCCTCTTTGTCAAATATCCATGCCTTTCCGTCCTTTACCAATTTGTCCAATGTCCCAGTGGTGATGCTTGTATCCTTATACTTGTTTTCCGCATCCGTCCATACCTGAATCCGGGTGATGTCGTCCTCCTTTTCAAACCACTCATCGTCGTATTCGGAATAATACCAGTTCTTCCGCTTGAATTCCTTCTCCGCTTTTTCCATGCACTTGCCACAACAGTACTTCTCGCCGGTCAGGTGCGATTGCAGGGCATCCCTGTGCAATATCCATTCCTGGCATTCATCACAAGTTGTACAGTCATCATCATGGTGGTATTCGTATATTGATTTTATCCATACAAAATCGTTCAGGTTTTCCGTATCCACATGGATTTGCGCACCGTTCCTGTAGCACAGCCGGGTTTCTTCACAATAATATCCATGATAGTCATCCCATTCATCCCCGTCCTCATCCCCATTGAGGTTGATGTCTGTGGTGTCAAGGTCGTGAGAATATTCTTCCGGTTCATAATTATAGGCTTTTTTCTTACTATGATTATACCATTTGAAGGAATCCTGGTAAGAGAGCGTGTCGCGTATATCCAATCGGCAGTCGATTTCAAACTTCTTATTTTTAAGGGAGTTTCCGGAAATGTCCACAAAAGCATCCGCATCACTGCATGATGCGCCGATAACTTTATATCCGTCTATGTATTCTCCATGAATCAGCTTGTCAATCAGCAGCCTTTTCAGCGTGTCGTCCTTATTGGAGGCGTATTGCCTTTCCAACAACCTCCATTTTTTACCGTGTTGGTCTGTCACGTCTGTAAACAGGATTGCCCTTGCTACGATATAATCATGTTCGTCTGTGATATAGGCGGCCTTGACATTCACTGAATAGGCATAAAACTCATCCCTGTTCCTGCCCGTCATACAGGAACCGAAATCACCCTTGCATTTCCAATAGTCATATATCTTGTCAAACCGGTTGTCCACATGCAGTTTCAGACCGGAACCATGCCCGTAGGCATAGGTGTACCATTGCCGGGTGAAGACATCTCCGGAAAGCCAGTTCAGGATTCCCGGGGAAAGCAGCTTCCCAATCTCCGTTTCAAGGATAAGCGTCCTCATGAATTTTCCGGATTTCATTTTGAAGGTCCGGTTCCGTTCGACATTGATATAACAGACTGAAGACTTGTCCATATCTTCGCAAATCCCTTTGGATTCATTTGTCCTGTACAATCCGGAGTGATAGGTTTCCCCTATCAGTTCCACCTTGTTTGTAAGCTTCCCGTCGTTCCTTCCAGACTCTTTGACAGCCTCGGTAACTTTTTTCTGCAAGTCTGCCATATCGGATATGTGCAACAGGCTGTAATCGTTGTGTGTCAAACAATACCGGAGCAACAGAGGATTCTTTAAATGTCCGAGCAATATTTTGTTCTTTCTGGATATCACTCCGTTTTCCCTTGTTGTAAGTCCGAACCGTTTTTTGAAATCTTCGTAGTTTTTAATTTGGTAGTATAACATATTTTCCAGTTTTGATATTGTCCATGAATAAAAAAGAGATATCCCTCCCGGGACATCTCTTTGGGGTGTTTCAAACCGTATATTCCCTCACGTTGGAGTAAGGGTCTGTATTTCCTGTTCAGGCAGACATATACATCCGGATTGTTTTTTCATCCAGCCTAAGCAGTTTCTTTTCGGGCAGGAAACAGTCTATTTCTTCCATCAACTCAAATCCTTCCGGTGAGTTCGGGTGGTTCCGTATGGCATACTCCAGTTCGTCAGAGGCAATTTTCATTCCGTCGGTTTCGATGAACGGGTACTTTATTCCGAAAAAGTGGAGATATTCAATCCGGTTGTTGTCCGTCACTTCCGTTTTGTATTTTTTCATTTCTTTCGTTTGAACCATAATCTTTCTTTTTTGATTAAACATGACCGACTTGGCAAAAGCCGGTGTTTCTATTTCTTATATGCCCCGGTTTGCTTTTTGCCGTGATTGCGCAAGGCTTGGAAGGAAAAAATACCGGAGCGAAGCGAGGATGATTTTTTCCTTCCAACCAGTCCGGAGGACCGCCTTGCCCAATCGAAGGCAAAAGGCGACCTTTGCAGGTAAGAATTGAAATACGATATGAATGGCGGTCTGCCATGGAAAAGAAAAACCGTCCGGTAGACAGACGTGGTGCGGATTCAGTCGAACGCTTCCATCCGGTTGGTTTCCAGCAATGCCAGGACATCTTTCTCCTTGTACAATAATTTGCCTCCTATCTTGTAATAGGGTATTTTTCCGTTCAGGCGGTAGTCCGCCAGTGTCCTTCGTGTCAGTTTCAGCTTTCCAGCAAGCTCGCTGTCCGTCATGTAACGGTCGCCGTTCAGTAGCGGACGGAACTTTTCCGCCTGTATGTCCAGAAGGCGGGACAATGTGTCAATGTTCCGGAAAAACTGCCTGATTTCCGGACTTTCCTTGGTCAATAGTGATTGTGCCATTGTATCTTGCCAATTAAAGGATTACCTGACGAATCGTATTTTCCATAAAGCGGATGATGTCCTGACGCCTGTAATATACTTTGCGGTCTATATGGCTGTAAGGGAGCGCCCTGCGTCTCCGGAGCTGTAACAGTTTTCCGGGGGAGACTCCCATCAGCATACATGCTTCCTGGTTGTCTATCCAGTCATCCATACTTCGGGAATTTTCCCCGCATATTTCCCGCACTTTTTTTGCAAGGGCTTCTAAGGCCCTGTTCATTTCCAAGAATGTCTGCGCTTCAATGGTTACGATTTCCATACGTTTCTCTTTTTTGTCCGGTACGAAAATAGGGATGGAATCCCTTTCCTCCAAAAAGGTGTCTGTAAATGTCATCAGACGGCATCAGATGGCAAGGGGAGCGAAAATGTGAAATATTTAAATGCCCCCGAGAAAGTAGCAAGCAGGAATTGAACAGGATTTTAGTCCCTGTTTAAATTTTCTTCAAAAGGGAATGACTTGCAGGCCTTTTCCGATAAAAACAACTATATTTATCCGCCATCAGGATTTTAACCTTTGAAATGTTTATATTATGGAATTGATTGTGAATTTGTCGGTGATATCGGTTTTTATCGGGCTTTGGATGTATGCCCGGTATTGGAGAAAAATGTGCGGGAAGGCGTTCTGCCAATATGCGGCTGCCTGCTGCGGGAGAGAGGAAAGAGAAAAGCTGATGCGGTATGCCATAATAGCGGGAAACCGTCATGCCCCCTTGTTGTATGCGTTGACTTATCCCGAACGGTTTGACAAGGCCCGGCCGTTACGCTTGTTTGAATTCAGGGGAATCCGCTGTGTGTTTGCCGGATATTATTTCCCTCAACGTTATGAAAACTGGCTTTGTGACGACCAGTCCGAATTTGTCCAGAAGGTGTATGATTTCAAGGAGGGGAAAGACCCATGCCGGAATTGTTTCTCGCAGGCGTTCCGGGTTCTTTCCGTTACCGGAGATGTGACCGCCATGTTTATGCCATGCAGCACTTCCCGGCGCTACCATCGACGTTTTTCCGGTATAGCCGCTTTTCTGGAGTCCGGGGGCTATGCCCGGTCAGGGCTGGATCTGATATGTATCACGGAAGACAGGGAGAGCAAACACACTTCCGAAAGGCGTTCCGGAGTGGATACGGCCAATTACATGATGGCGATGGGGCTGCGGGGAAAACGGGTCGTAATTGTGGATGACCTGCTGACCAGCGGTGACAGCCTGCTGGAGTATGCCCATAACCTGGAAAGGGTTGGCGCCATAGTGACAGGCGCTGTCTTTCTGGCCCGTACGTTCCGGATGCCCCCGCCGGCAACAGTCAGACGGGTTGTCTGGAAACATCATTTATCGGCGTTGCTGACAGGAAAGTAAGACGGCGGGCATGACTGTACGCGATTTGTAAAGTTTACAATACCCCCTTTACAACTTTACACTTTGTCTTTTACAATAATACGCGGAATAAAATTTGTATTCTTTTCTAATTATTTTATAATCAGGATATTCGTTTGATGCTTTTTGTGAAGTGCCGGCTGACGGCACGTTTTTTTCACTATGAATGGCATATACTCTTATCAGTGCGCACAAGAAAGGGTATTCCAGTAATAACCTTTAAAATACAGGAGAGACATGCCATGATGTATATAGACAATGAAGTGCTTGAGAAAATGATTATGACCATGGTGGAAGGGTTTGACCGGGTGGAAAAGAAACTGGACAGTATGATGCGTGTGAAGGACTGCATGGATGGTGACAAGCTGCTGGACAACTATGACCTGGCCAGACTGCTCGGGGTGTCGTTGCGGACAGTGGCCCGTTACCGGGAGAAAGGGCTGATCCGGTATTATCAGACGGATGAGAACGGGAAGAACTTTTATCGCAGTTCGGATGTGCAGGAGTTCCTGCAACAGCGCGGGAAGAAAAAATAGAGAATGTTTTATTTCACAATGAGGAAGTTATGTTAACTTTGCACCTGAAATACATGTTATGAAGACAGATATGAAATATGCGGTGGCGGTCCTGGTGGACGGTGACAACGCATCCTTCGAGAATTTGGAGGATGTGATGGGGTTTGTCTCCCGCCACGGAAATGCCATTATCAGACGGATATACGGCGACTGGACGCGGAAACCGCTTTCCGGCTGGAAGGATGCCGCCGGAGAACACGGTTTCCGGCTGGTACAGGCCTCTTCCTTTGCCTCCGGGAAAAACACCACGGACATCGCCCTGGTCATAGACGCGATGGATATTCTGCGTGACGGACTGGCCGACTGTTTCTGTCTGGTTGCCAGCGACGGTGATTATACCCTGCTTGCCCAGCGGATACGGGAAGCCGGCCTGCCGGTATTGGGATACGGTGAAGGCAAGACCCCGGCACCGCTGGTACGCGCCTGTACTGAATTTCTGTATGCGGACCGCATGGAAGGGAAGCCGGTGGAGAATACGCCCGGATACTTTCTCCGGCGGGATATGGAATATTTTGACAGGGCTTTCGAGGAGGCCGCCGACGGTAAGACGGAAGTTCCTCTCTCGCTGGTCGGAACCGCCCTGAAGAGGATGATGCCCAAGTTCAAGATAAAAAGATACGGTTGCAAGACTTTGGGAAAACTGTATGAGAAACTGGACCGTTATGAGCTGGTCCGGACGGAAAAAGGAGTGGCGGGGGCCGTACGGTTGAAACGCTGAACGTTTTTTATAAAGGGTGACCGAAACTCCGGTTTAGCCCGGATGAGCTTTTGATTTGAAACTTGAACGTCCCTAAAGGTAAAAAGAAGAGCCGTATCATTGCTCAAAACGGAGCTTGATACGGCTCTTTTCTGGTCTTGCAGTTACAATCAGTAGCTTTGCAGAGAGTCATTGGGGGGGAACATCCTCCGGATTTTTCAATTCGGGCATTATGGCACTCTCTTTTCCGTTTATACCGGGATGGGATTCACCCGTAGCGTGTCAAGGTTGAGATAACCCCCCCGGTAAAAGGTCCTTCCTTCCCTGAACATGCGCCAGAGGATGTCGCAGCCGGTTTGTGCCAGCATGGAGTTGATGAAGAGGTCCTGCTTCTGCAATGCTTCCGCCAGCGAACAGCTCGGTCCGGAATCCCTCTCCTCAATGGTGGAATAACTTGTCTCCTCGGTAATCACATTCATTCTGGGTATGGTGTGGTACTCAGTGGAGGCGGGCTGATGTATCTTGTTCCGGATATTGCCTATCAGAACCTGCCCGGTTGTCTGGGCGTTGCCGAAATCCATCCAGTAAATCGGTGTCTTTTCGTCATTGTGCGTATTCTTCCTGTGGTGCTTCAGGAGTCTCCACAAGTCAAGCCGGGAACGGATGTTGTCCGTGCAGGTAATGATTATATTTGCCAGTCCGGGACTGTCATCGTCGTGTTTCCGCCTTGACGGGAAACTCTTTCCTTTCGCTTCCCAGGTGTAGCCGAAGAACCGGTTGATACGGGTGACAAGCGCCACAGCCTTGTTCAGCCCGGTTTCCGCCTCGCTGAACAGCTGTCGTCCGATGTTCGCTCCGGTAACGGTATCGGGGTCGAAGACCGTGACATGCAGTCCCGGATGGCCGAGCGCCTGCAATGCCATGCCCATACGTGCCAGGCAGGTGACTACCTGGGAGCCTGTGCCTCCTGCCCCGATTACGAAAACGGTTACCGGATGATAGGGATTGAGGAGGTATTGGTCTGTGTAATGTATTTTTCTCATGACAGTATATCTTTTAGCTGTTTGTTTGCCGGTTTGAGCTCGTCATTGTTGAACGGCCGCTCCCGTGCCTGCTCCGTTACCGAGACCAGATTGCCGCGTGTCGGATTTTCACTTCCTCCCAGGTGCGAGAATTCGCTGAGCCAGAAGCGTTTCTCCCAATATTCCTGAAGCGCGTGGAAGTCCATATTTTCCGGTTTTACCAATGTGGAGCTGCCCAGGCACACACTTCCGCGCGTCACATTGAAGAAAGGCGCCAGATAAAGCGGCGTGTCCTCTTCCGGTGTCCGCCCCTTGTAGGCGAATATGGTCATTCTCTCGTTTTCAATGATGTAGACAACTCCCGGCAGATGGAATACGCCATCCTTGATGTTCAGGCTGTCCTTGAAGAACATCCGCCGTTTTCCCGGCGGGTTGTACCATATATATTTCTCATGCCCTTTCCGGGTGTCGCACCATAACATGTTGGAAGGCAGCCTGCCGTGGGGCACATTCTGCCTTTCGTCCGAATAGGATTCCACCAGGGCGTTCATGAACTCGTACGTGACCGGAATGCCCGCTTCCATTCTGCCCGCCTTGTTGATGGGACGAAGCTCAAGGTAATTCTTTCCGGTTGCATAAGCGCTTTCCCTGTATTCATAGGCAATGAGCGCCGCTTTGGGCACCATTATCTCCTGCATCTTCTTGGTCAGTTCATTCATCTCTATCTGATTTTTGATTTGAAATTTTGATTGGGGGAATTAAAAGGAGCCGGCTATATGCTGCATGAACCTCTGCATCCACTTAGAGAGCCTTTCCGGGTAATCGTCCATGCGGAACAGCCTGTCCGTTTCCGGTGTCAGGTACATGTATGTGACCGGGGTGATGGTATAGGTTTCACGGCAGTCCGAATTGAAATAAGACTCCATGTTTTCTGCCAGCATATCATTGTTGGAGTATGCCAGCATGATTTGGGTGTCAAGTCCTACCGGTGGAAAATCCGGTTCTTTCTCATACGCCCAGTCGTAATAGTACTGTATGAGACACGGGCTGTCCGGTGTTATCAGTTCCAGCCCCTCGCTTACCAGTCCGAGGAGGTCCCGTTCCCTCTTCGCTTCTGTCCGGCATTCCCGTATTTTGTCCTCCAGCCGTACACAGAACGGCTTTCCCTCCATCCGCTTGAGCGCTTTTGAGATTTTTCCGTTATCATAGGATTCCGCCAGCAGGCTGTTTCGCCTGACCTCCTGCGGCGAGGCGTCCGGGTCACGGTTCTTCCAGTCACGCAGTTCTTCCAGTGCCAGTTCGTAATACCATGTTTCCTTGACCATGTTCAATCCGTGGTGCCGGATGAACCGGCGGATGAATTCGCGGACGATGCACCGTACCGGTACGGAGATTTTCTCTATGAAATCAATGGGAATCCAGAACAAGGTGTAATCCGGCCATTCATGGAACCTGTACAGGCAGAAGTAAAGCCTTCCCGCCTTTTCCTCCAGATTGACCTGTTCGGGCAGCGCCTCGTCCATTGCCCAGTACAGTCCGGCGATGTTCATGCGGGGACTGCCCCCTTTCCGTGGCCGGAAAGGGAGCTTTATCCCCATCAGCCCGGCATATCTTAATGCCGACCGGTAGAGGAAGTCAAAATTCTCGGATGTCGTGAGATTTGTTTCGGTTTCATCCGTTTCGTTTTCCATGTAATAATCGGTCGCAATGGGGGAAACTTTCCCGGTCAGAAAAGCATTACGCTTTCTGCCGGTGGCAACCTCCGTCTTTTTCGGGAGGTCACGCCCCGGCTGACATTTGAGGAACCGGCTTCTCTGATTATCAGGCCTGCCAGGTTTGCCGTCAGGGATTTCGGTAATAATCTGCATGTTTCCTTCTTTTGATTGTTTCTCTTTATTTTCGCCATATCCCTATCCTTTTGTCCCGATGGTTGTCTTGAACCGGTAAACCGTCCTGTCATTCTCCCATTCCGGCCCGTGCACGGTAGCCGTGGTCAGTTCGGGATAGGTCATGGAATAGAAGTCCATCACTTCGGAAGGGGACATGTTGCTGTCCGGATCTGCCAGTTCCATTTCTGTAGAATTTTTCTTCATTTTGAATATTCTCTGCAATCCTTTGATTTCAAGTGCCATAATTTTTTGTTTTTATAAGGTTTAACAACATACCGTTTCCATTTGCGCCTCATCTTTCATCCGGTATTCTTCCGGAAAGTCAAGGTATTCGGCATAAGGGTCCTCCCGGAGGAGTTCCCTGTCACATTCGTCATCCTTGTCAAAGCTGTACATTTCCGCCGGCTGCGGTTGCGACCTGTACTCGCGGTTCCCGCTGTTTCCCGGTGCGGCCTGTACGGAGACATTCTGCGGTTGCGCCGGGACCGGTTGCGGCCATTGTCCTCCGTATACGGGCTGCTGCGGCATGTGTACGGGCTGATGGAACTGTATGGCCTGCGGCATGGTCTGCGATGCCTGCACGGGCTGTCCGGGAGGTATCTGACCCCGTTGTTCCGCATAAGGATGAGAGTAAGCCGGTCTTCCGTCCGCTCCATATTGGACCGAAGGGGCAGGCTGTGTATATTGTACCGGTTGCGGAGGCTGCTGTTGCGGTACGTTTTGGGGCATGGCAGCTGCCGGTTCCGGCTCGAAAATCAGCGCCTGTCCGTCTTGCCGGCGTAGTGGTTGTGCTTCCTGTTGTGGTTGTGACGCCTGCATAAACGGTTCCTCTCCGAAAAGGCTTCCCTCGGAGGCTTTTTTCTGCACTTCCGCCATTTTTGCGTCAATGTCCTTCTGTCTGTCAGGTGTGGCCAGTACCTTCGCCTGCCTGAGCCACGTCAGCGCCTCGGAATAGCGTTTGCCGGCAATCGCCTCATCCGCCTTTTTCAGCAATTTTTCCATTTTCTCCCGTTTTTCCCTGACCTCCTTCGGTTCCTTTTCCAGCGGGGATTTGGCGCCCTTGTTCTGCGACGCCGCCTGTTCCGCCTGTTTTTCGAATGTCTCCAGGTTGGTGAGGATGCCCTGCGCTTTCTGTACGGGAGTGCTGATGGCTTGAAGGAACTCCGCATCCAGTTCCTCCGGAGTGCCGTTCAATACTAGGGGAACGATTTGCCCCCCGGCTTCGCCTTTCAGTCCGGTGCGGCGGGGCATGACAGCTACGGTCAGACGGTTGTCGACTTGCCGGATACTGAAACTCAGGTCAGTGCCGGCTGTAATCATTCGGTTGATAGCTTGAAAAAACATAGTGGTAAAATATTAAAGTGTTATACATTCGTTTCGTTAAAGAAATCCTTCAGGATTTGCCGCCTGTCGGGTTTTGAGGCGATGCCTCTCAACGGTTCCAGATAGTACCCGATATGTTTCGGTCCGTCCACCGTGCCGGGGATACGTTTTTTAGTCGGTCTGATACGGTGTGTGGCGGGCCATGCGGCCGGCATGACCGGAGCCGGGGAAGAAAATGCTGCTGTTCTCATGTCTTTGAAGGATTAACGGTTATACGAACATGCCTGCCAGAAGCAGGACAAGAATTATTTTTATGACAAAGGAAAGGGTCCTGAAAAAGAATCCGATGATTGTTCCCGAGAAGAGGAACAGGACGATGGTGTACACAGGGACGATCCCCTTGTTGTAAAGCAGGCATATTCCTGCGAGCAGGACCAGCGCTACCGCTTGTCTGCTGATTTTTTCGATGAGTTGCAGTTTCATGTTCTTTATAATTTTAAGTATGAATAATCCCATCGGGATATGTTTTCCCGATTTTATAGGCTCCCGTCCCTTGGATTGCCTTTTTGCGCAAGGCTTGGGGAAAGAAAATACCGGAGCGGAGCGAGGATGATTTTCTTTCCCCAACCAAGCCCCTGAAAGGGGCCGCCTTGCAGCAAATAATGAGGCAATCCAAGACCTTTGCCGCTTAAAAGCGGAAAAACTATCCTGCCGTCTTGTCCGGACCGGAATCAGGCCGGCTCTAAAAAAGAAAAGAGGCACGGGCCTCTGATGACGCCTGTACCTCTTTCCTCTTTTGTCTGTCTGGAATCCGGATGGCCGGTAAACCTCCGCGGGTCATTCCTCCGGGCGTTGGATCTGGCGGATTTCATCGGTAATCCCCTTCACCAGTTCCAGTACACCGTCCAGAAATTCCTCCGGTGTCCGTTCGCCCCGCTCTATCTGCGCCAGTTCCGCTTCCCAGCCCGAGGTGAGGGAGGCGTCGGCTATTTTCATGCCCCGTACCGTTTCGTAGAAAAAGAGCCCCTTGGGAGTCGGAATGACGTATTTCCCCGAATAACGGATATATTTGCGTTCGAGCAAGGTGCGGATGATGTTGGCTCGTGTGGCTACCGTTCCCAGTCCGTTCCTGTCCATGAATCCGACCAGTTCCGCATCCGTATAGGGGGAGGGCGGCAGGTTTCTCTTGCGGATGATACTGCAACCGGCCACCTCTACCAGTTCGTCCCGGGACAGCTCGGGAAGGGAGAGGCTGGAAAAGCCTTCTTCCGCGATGAGGTGTTCCCTTCCCAAGACGCCGGTCCATCCTTTTTCCAGTATGCGGTATGTCCGGGTACGGAATTTGTGCGCGGCGCATACCGCATCGACCGTGGTGTATTCCACCTTGCAGGATGGCGAGAAAGCTTCGAGCATCCTGCCTACGATGAGCGTATAGACCTGCATCTCCTCCCTGGCCAGGTCGCCGGGTGACATGCCGGTGATGATGATGGCATGGTGCTCCGTCGTCTTCAGCGGGTTGATAACGGCCTTTGCGCCGGCAATATCCAGCCGGTCCGCATACGTCCGGAACTCCTTGCGCGCCAGCATCTTTTCCATGACGGCGGGAAGCGTGGCATACACATCCTCCGGCAAAAATCGGCAGGCAGTACGCGGATAGGAAATCAGTTTCTTCTCATACAGGCTCTGTGTGATTTCCTGTACCTGTATGGCGGTCAGGCCATGGTAGAGGTTCGCATCCGTCTGAAGTCCGGTCAGGTCATACAGAGCCGGAGCCCGGACCTCCTCCGTCCTGCGGCTGACCGCCGTGATGCGGGCTTTCCGTGCCGCCTTGCAGTCCTCGTACAGCTCCGTCGCATTCCGATGCTCCTCAAAATCTTCGGTGCGCCACATCTTGATTATCCGGTTGTCTTTGCAGATGCTGATGAATACCGGCCAGCTGTCGGCACCTATGTGGTTCTCCCTTTCCCGATAACGTCCGCTTATGGCCGCCAGCACAGGTGTCTGCACCCTGCCCAGCGAGTTGTTTCCGAAGCCTACCGCCTTGCACACGGCGTAACTTGAATTGACTCCCAGCATCCAGTCCGCCCTGTTGCGGCTGTCTGCCGCCAGGAACAGGTTGTCGAACTGATGGCACGGGCGGAGGTTCGCCATGCCCTCCAGAATGGCCTCATCCGTCAGTGACGAGATCCAAAGGCGGAGACAAGGCTGCTTGCATCCGAGGAAGCGGTAAAGGTGGCGGAACAGCATTTCCCCCTCGCGGGAGGCATCGGTGGCCGCAATGATCGTGTCGCATGCGTCGAACACTTTGGCTATCACTTTCAGTTGGAGCACCGCGTTGATGTCGGGATTCCATCCGGTATCCGTCTTCATGTTCTTCACCGTCAGGTAAGGAGGCGGGACCAGCGGGAAATCCTCCCATTCCACCCTCGCTTTTCCGGAATCCTTCGGCATCGCCAGGGAAAGCATGTTGCCGAATGTCCATGTCACCATATAGCCGCCTCCGGTCATGTAACCGTTCTCTTTCTTATGGGCGCCTACCACTCTTGCTATCTCTCTGCCCACGTTGGGCTTGTCAGTCAATATTGCAATCATATTCTTTTTTTCTTTTTATGTACTCCGTACCGTCCGGCACGGAGTACGTGTCCGACTTCTTCCGTCTTATGCTTCCGGTTCCTTTTCCGGGCTGATTCCCTTGATTTCCAGGACCGGTTTTCCACCGGGTCCGGGTACCAGTCTCAATGTGGCGTCCATGCTCAGGTCGATGACCGGGGTACGGAACTTCAACGGAATGGCTTCCGTCTCCATGCCTTGCAGCAACCGCTCCATGCTGCCGTCCGCCTCCAGCTGTTCCTTGCTGAGCCCGAGGGTCTTCAGAACGTTCCACTCCATATCTTCCGCCTTGAGGCGGGTCTTCTGATTCGTATTCATACGTTTCTTGATTTTGGGGTTGTTTGTAAAGTCATTTTCTCTGTCATTTCCGGTATCATCCTACATGGCCTGTTTCGCGCTTTTCTTCTGCTCCTGTTGTTGGGCATTGTCTGCCTGTGTCGCCCGGCGGGAAGTGTCCCTCCGGATATCCGGATTGTCCTGGAAATATTGCAACTGCCCGGAACCGGGGTTGACTTTCAGGTAGGAGCTGAACTGTTTTCCGTTGCTTTTCAGGTCGGAAATGAGAATGGCCTTTCCGTCCTGGAGGTTTGCCCTCTCCTGCGCGGTGAACACATGGCCGTACACTTCCGCCGGGATGCGCGGTGCCTGCTGCTCGTTGAACCCGTCCGGGGTACGGGAGTATTGCGGGTTGCCGGTGGTCATGTTCAGCTTGACGAAGGCGGAGAACTCCTCTCCCTTGCGGTTGACCATGTTTTCCAGAAAGACCGGCTGTCCCTTGCGGAGCAGCTCCTTGTCCTCGTGGGTGAGCTGCACGTTGCAGATCTCCTTCGGGATGTAGATTTCGCCTGTCTCCGGATTGTGGCGGGTATAGTTCGGACGTCCCGTCACCTTGTCCAGCGTGACGAATGAGGAGAACACCTCGTCGGAGTTCCTGCGTTTCATGTCCTCGACCAGGATGGTATGCCCCTCGCTGAGCATCTTCAACTGGGTGGGCGAGAGCTGTACCCCGCCGAGGGACTGCTGGTTGAACGCCTGGTCCTTGGGAAAGATGAACTCCAGCCCCCTGCGTTCGGCACTGTACTGTAGTGTAGCGCTGAATTCTTTCCCCTTGTTGGAAATCATCCCGTCCACGAACACCTGTCCGCCGTTCTTGAGGGTCTGTATCTCGTCGGGACTCAACTTGACACCCCTTACCTCATCCTGCACGTAGACATGCTCCTGGCGGACGGCCACCAGCTCGTTGGTGTTCTTGTCGATGGAGATCAGACAGGGTTCCGTCGTGCCTCCGCGCAGGTTCAGTTCCGCCACACGTCCCATGTTGCCGCTCTCGCGCAGGTTCTTCTTATCCTCCTCGGTGAAGATATGCCCGAAGTACGGGCGTTCCAGCTGCGGCTCCTTGCGTATGCCGTGGATGCCGAGCCCGACCTGTCCGTTCTGCATGGGTATCAGTGAAAGGCGCGCGTCCATACGGATGGTGGCGGCGTCCAATGTCAGCGTAAGCGGTACCAGCTTGTTCGTCTTGTAGCCTTTCAGCATGGAGTCAAGCAGTCCCTCCTGTTCGAGCGACGCTTTGGGAACACCGATCTTTTCCAGTGCGTTCCAGTCAATCATGTCCTCGTTGTAGCGGTAACGCGGTGCCTGCGGCTGTTGTTCCGCCTGCGGTACCTGCGGCTGCGCGCCTTGTGCCGCCTGTTGCACCTCGCTCTGTTGCAGGGGTTCCTGCGGTTGTTGCGGCTGTTGCTGTTTTTTCTTTGCCATCGTTTCTGTTTTTTCTTGGTTTACATTCTGTTCCTTCCTGTTCTCTTTGGGACGGATTTCGTAGCGCTTGAGGAACTCCTTCACCGCGTCCGTCTGTTTTCCTTCCGCCAGGTCCCTGATGGCCTGCTTGTTCATCTTGTAATCGTGGACGGTCATGCGGATCAGCCGGAAATGCGTGGGGTTCTTGAGCTGGCTCCAGAAATTCTTGATGAAATTCTCGAGGATACTTGAGTTCTTGTCGAATTTCAGGAATGAATTCTCGTTCCGTTCATCCGCCGGAACAGTTTTCACCTTTCCTTGTCCGTCGATTCCGCTGACCGCCCGCACGCCCGCTTTCGGGTCGTTCTTGTTGTGAACCAGCATCAGTTCGGTAATCTGTTCCACCGGAAGGGCCTCGTCTTTCGCCTTCGGTTTCCTGGTCCGTTTGGGTTTCTCGTTCATGTTCTTTTCTTGTGCCATACATCATCTTTTTGAGGTTAATGAATCGCTTTGACACTTCAAATGTATGAGTATATTTTGGATAAAATGCTGATTTTCAAAAAGGTGACATCGGACGTCATCAGATGTCATCAGATGTCCGGAAAGGTGCTTCAAAACAAGTAGGAAATACAAGGGCGGCAGGAAAAAAGAGTAGGGGCAGGCGAGGGGACGTACCGCAGGGAAAAGGACAAACGGCGTGCATGGCACGGAAGAAAAAAGGAGCGGGTACGGCGGCCCATGCAGAACAGAGGGAGCTGAAGCCCCCTGTTTTTTCTTATGGTCCGTCATATACTTAATAAGAAGATTTCAGGCGGGACGGGATATGGTATGGTCAGTATTTGATTTTCAGGGAATATAAGAAACGGTTCTTCCGGAATATCTCCTGTATGTATTGCCCGTGCGTCACGTCGGTCGCAGTTTGCCCCTGTAATCATCCTTCAAATCGAAGCGGGATTGCCGCCGCATTCTTTTTCGCGGCAATTTTCCCCGGCGCCAGCCGCAAGGAAAATTGCCACGAAAAGAGTGTGGAAAATGCGGCTGGCAAGACCGATTCGATTTTCCTTTGATGGAAGGGGAAACTGTCCTGTATATTATTATCCGGTCCTTTCAGACCTGTTCCTTGGTAATCCCGTACATGCCCATTTTCTTGTAAAGGGTCGGGCGGCTGATGCCCAGCAAGGCTGCCGCCTGTGTCAGGTTGCCTTTGGATATGGTGACCGCCATCCTGATCTGTTCCGCATTCCGCTGTTCGTCTTTTAGCAGGCAGTTGTTTATCTTTTCTTCCTTTGCAAGATTCAACACGGTCTTTCCCGCCTGCTGCAACCGTAAGCACTGAGGGGTTATCAGTTTTCCGCCACATATCAGCACCGCCGCATGGACAACCTGTTTCAATTCACGGACATTCCCCGGCCAGCCGTAGCCCAGCAATATTTTTTTTGCCGCCTCGTCAAAATCCGGAATCTCCTTTCCCAGTTGTCCGGCAGATTGGATACGGAAAAAATCAGCCAGCGGGAGTATGTCTTCCAGGCAATCCTGCAACGTGGGCACGGTGATTGTAAAATCCTGCAACCGGTATAGCAGGTCCTTCCGGAAGCGTTTTTCCGCGACGGCACCCTGCAAGTCCTCGTTGGTGGCGGCGATGACGCGCACGTCCATCCGCTTGTCCTGCCTTCCGCCCACGGGGCGGTACCTCCGTTCCTCCATCGCACGCAACAGCATCTGCTGTATTTCCACCGGCAGATTCTCCACCTCGTCCAGGAACAACGTGCCTCCCCGCGCTTCCTGGAAATATCCCGGTTTTTCATCCGTCGCCCCCGTGAACGCCCCTTTGACATGGCCGAAAAAGGCGGATGCCGCCAATTCCCTTGACAGGCTTCCGCAATCCACGGTTATGTACGGCTTGTTCGCCCTCAGGCTCCGCTTGTGGATTTTACCCGCCAGATGCTCCTTGCCCGTTCCCGTATTGCCGAGTATGAGCACCGTCATGTCCGTGGGGGCAACCAGGCGGATGTAGCGGTCCAGCTCGCGGAAAGCGGCGCTCTTGCGTTCATAAATCACTTTGGCGAATGCCTCGTCCGCCATCCTTATCTTTTTCAGTGCGGGGAGCAGCTTGTCTTCGAGCAGCGGTTTGAGGATATAATCCTCCGCTCCCAGTTTCATGGCATGTACAGCCGTGTGTATCTCCTCATAGTTCGTCATCATGATGAACGGATGGGTATAGCCCTGTTCCCTCATCCATTCCAGCAGCGCGGTGCTTTCCCCGTCCGGCAGTCTCAGGTCGGCCAGCACGATGTCATCCTCCCGGACGGAACGGGCGATGACCTGCCGCGCCTGTGCCAGCCGGTAGGCCTTCACTGTCTGGTAATCGGCATTCTGCAAGAAGTTGCAGATATAATCGCAGAACAATATATTGTCCTCAACCACAATCACTCTCATAGCTTTCCTTTGCCTGTTGTGCCAAATCAATTATTTCCTTTCCCTTGTCCAGTACTTTCCGGACCGCCCGGCCGAACTCCTCCGCCGAACATTCCCCGTTCCCCTGAAGCAGCATGAACAGGTCCCGCAGGGGCTTGCCGGCATGGATTATCTCCCAGGAACTGCTCAGATGGTGGGTCCATTCCCTGAGCGACTCGTAATCGTTCCTTTCCGCACTTTCCGCCATCGCCGCGATATCGTCCGTTGTCTCCCTGATAAGCGTCTCCAGCATTTCCAGCCGGTCGCCATACTCCAGCAAAGCATGGAAATCGACCTGCTCCTGCTGCCTTTCGTCGCCCAGGCATCCCGTACAGACTTGCAGCAGCTCTTCCACGGAGAACGGTTTCTTCAGGCAGGCCGAGAACCCCGCCTCATGCAGGTCCGCCGTATTGCAGCCTCCCGAAGCGGTGGCCGCAATGACCGGAATGGTCCGCGAGTTTCCCACATTGGCTGTGCGAAGCAGTTTCAACACGTCGAACCCGTTCATCTGCGGCATTTTCAAGTCGGTAATCATCAGGTCATAGTTCTGACGGCGGATGCATTCCATCAGGTCACGTACGCACCCGCATGTCGTGCACATCACCCCATGGTGCGCGAACATCTCCTTGACGGCGGCCAGCAGGACGGTATCGTTGTCCAACGCCACGACGGTAAAAGGCTGTACGAGGGACCGGGTGCCGTTTTCTTTCTTTGCCGTGTCCTCCGCAGTTGACAGGGGCAGGAGCACCGTGAAGCAGCTTCCGGATCCTTTTCTGCTTGTCAGTTCTATCGTGCCTCCCAGCAGTCCGACCAGCTCCTTGACAATGGAGAGCCCCAGTCCCACGCCCTCCTCGGCCATCGCGTTGGGCAACCGCTCGAAAGCGGTGAAAACGCGTGCCTGCTCCTCCGCACTCATCCCCGTACCGGTATCCTCGACGGAGAGCTGCAAGGTTCCGTTATCAAACCGCATGCGTAATGTGACCGCGCCCCGCTCCGTGAACTTGATGGCGTTTGACAACAGGTTATGTCCTATCTGGACAATCCGTTTCTTGTCCCCGATGACCACCCTGTCCCTTGGACTCTCCATATTCAGGAAGAGGTTCTTGTCCGCCGCCAGCGGCATGAAATCCGCTTCCAGCGTCTCGATGACGGTATGCAGCCTGAACGGAACCGGATTGACTTCCTCCTTTCCGCTCTCCAGCCGGAAAAATCCCAACAAAGTGTTCAGCATGGCCTCCATGTGTCCCGCCACCCGGCGTATCGTCCGGTTGTATTCTTTCCGTTTGGATATCTTTTTCTCCGTTGCGAGCAGTTCAGCATAGCTGTTGATTGTCGTAAGCGGTGTGCGCAGGTCATGGGTCACGGTCAGCATGATTCTTTTTCTTGCCGCGATCAGCTCCTCGTTTTCGGCGACGGTATGTTCCAATTGCCCGATTGTTTCCTCCAGCCTTTTCTTGTAGCGGTTTATGCGTGCCATGTCCCGGTGTATAATCATGTAGGAGCCTCCGAGCAGCAGGAGCATGAACACCACCAGCCCGGCGACTATGGCCAGTGACCGTTCGCCCGTCCTGCCCAGCTTCTCCTCCCGTTGCTGCATCTCTTCCTGGATGTTCCGGTCCATGTGCCTGATAACCTGTTGAAGCTGCTCGTTGAGCAACCTGTTGCGGGAGGCGAGGATATGTGCCTGCTCGGAGAACTGGCGCGCATATTGCCGCTGTCTGTCCGCTATGCTCCTGTTGAGGGTATGGAGTGCGGATGTGTCCGGGGAGGTTTCCGTCTTCTCTTTTTTCCCGAACAGCCTTTTCAGGAATCCTCCCTTCCTGCCGGTCTTTTTCGGGGGGCTTTGTCCGGCTGTTTGCGGAAGCTGTCCGGCTATTTCCCGGCCGGCTTGCTGCTGCTTGCGCATAATCTCCTTGATTTGCAGCATGGACTGTTCCTTGTCCCTCCATAAGATGCGGATACTGTCTATCCGGGCGTTGGGATGCAATTCCTGTAAACCGTACAACAGGCTGTCGACTGTCGATTTCTGTTTCAGGTACGTGTTGAAATCCTTCTCGTCCCACTCCGTGAATGTGTCGCAGAACAAAGAGAGTTCAAGCATTTTCATATATACATTGCGTATGGCCCGCTTTTGTCTGTTTATTTGCCGGACATTCGTTTCTATAGACCTGATCTCCCGCCATTCGTGGATACCTATATATATGATACAGCCAACCGTCAGGAGCACGGTGATGTACCCCGCCGCAATCTTGGCAAGAAGCGACCGCGGGTGTGAAGTCTTTCTTATCAGTCTGTTCCAATTTATCAATGTATGAGCCTTTTTATTTTTGTTATACCCGGTTTTAAACAAGCGAACAATAAAAACCGACCAGTCGGTATTTTATTATTCGCAAAGATAAACCTTTCCAAATAATAACAAAAGAAAAAGTATTCAAATGCAAGGCAAATGTGCCGTTTACATTAGAAAAATGTGGTTATAAGCAAAGAGAAGCGGTTATTGTATTTGAAAAAGCAGTGCTCCAAAGGTTTTTCCTATGGAATTTTCGAACAATTGCCGGCTGAACACCTGTATGTCGTCCACAGACTGCTTGTGAATGACAACAACCGCATTGAAAAGAAAATCCTGTTCCCTGGCAAGAAGTTCGTGATACATTTGCGGAAATTCGTCCATGTATTCGTTGGCGGAGGATACGAACTGCATGTAATACATCAATCCGTTGCCCTCCAGTTTTTCAGGAAAGCTGTCGATTACCCGTTCAATCGGATTTTTGTAGGACCGGAGAAATTCGTCCCATCTTCTCCCTTCCAGATAATCCATTTCCGGAGAGAGCTGGGAAGCCGGGAAAAAGCGCATTTTCACGACAGTGTTAATCAAATGCCGTTTGGATGAAAAATAGTGCATGACCGCTCCTTTGGACTTATGCACGGCTGCCGCCACATCGCAAAATGAAGTCTGTTTCATGCCTTTGGTAAGGAACAGTACATACGCCTCGTCAATTATCCGCTGTTTCAAGTTTGGATCCATATCACACCTGCATTATATAAAAAATAGCACAGATGCAATCAACAACCCAAACGTGGCAGTGGAAAAGCCTAGAGATGAAGTCGACGCACCCGTGCTATATGTTTTGATATAGCGCAAGCTGTCATATCCCATCTTCTCTCTTTGAAATTTTCCACTTTTCGTTTGAAAGATGTATATGATACTATACTATTTTACCTATTAGTTTTGCAAAATTAAGCTATTTATTGCTTATTTCCAAACTTAAACACTTAAACTACACTTAATAACACAGTTCCATAGGAGAAGCGTCCGCTTTCCGGAACAAGCAACAGGATTTTTTCACCGGACTTCAGTTCGTGTGTTTTCCAGAATTCATCCAATATGGCGAAGATGGCGGCAGAAGCTATATTGCCTACTCTGGATAGGTTGGTAAACCACTTGCTTTCGTCAATTCCGATTCCAATCCCTTTTAATTCATTTATTATCTTATCATAAAAAAACATGGAGGAAACATGGGGCAGTACATAAGAAATGGATTCCGGTGCCACATTGTGTTTCTCAAGACAATATTTTATGTGTTTCGCCCAATATGGGACGGCATGAGCCCCTAAAAGTTTAACATCTTGTTTTACCACAAAAAGAGATTGTTCTGTTCTTTCCAAATTATTGAATGATTTCCAACTTTTCAGTTCTCCATTTTCTTTTCTTTCTGCGCCCATATACATACATGTCGGCAATTCATTGGCATACGAAGTCATTTCCACCCACTCAACATGCAAAGCCTTTCCATTGCCAGGATTGTTTTGAAGCAATACCGCACTAGCCCCGTCACTCAACATGAATCGAAGGAAATCTTTTTCGAGTGCCATGTAAGGTTGGACTCCTAAATCAGCACATTTCTCATACTCAATATCATAGTTCTTTGAGAGTAGTGTTGCGGATGTCAATTCGGAAGTACTACATATTGCATTTCTTTTTTCACCGGACAAAACGCCCCAAAAAGCTGTTTTAAATGCTTGTAAACATGACAAACAGATGCCTGATGCAGAGAAAATCTCCAAAGGTTTGTTTTTTAATAGGCCGTGTACCATGGATGCATGAGAGGGAAGCATTTGGTCCGGACTGGATGTTGCACATGACAACAATTCGATTTCTGAATTTGAGATGTCGGAATTTTTTAATAGTTGAAGGATTGAATTTACAGCCATTTCTGCGTTGGTATGTGTGATTTTCTGCTCCTTTGTCAGTGCATAATAACGTTGTTTTATACCGTTTTGTTTCAAAATTACAGGCTTGACTCTTGAATGTTTTCCTGTAATTAATCCCAAAAAATCTTCCATATCTTCATTGGAAACAGGTTTATTCGGGAAATAACAAGATGTTCCCGTAATAAAAACATCATTTTTCATTTATTTACTTGTTTTTAATTAGAAAATATAAAAAAATAAATTGCTCTCTCAGTGTATTGACATCTAATCCATTTCTCAGTGCATCCTGATATGATTTACCCAAGAATATCAATCTGATTTGTTGAACAAATAAGTCAATGTTGCAAGTGCTACGTATTTCTCCCTCTTTTTGTGCCTTGGTAGCTATTTGTTTTAGCTGTATCATTTCATTTTTTTCTATTTCGTTCAATAGTTGATGAAATCCAGGATAATACTTTTCTGCTTGCAAAATTAAATTCATGTAAGCACGTGTTCCATTAATATTTGTATCCGGAATGACGAATTGAGTTAGTCTTTCCATTGTTTTTGCAATGTTATCAACATACCAATTCAGGTATTCAAGTAAAGACATGTCTGTAACATTGTCAAACTGATGTTTTACTTTCTGAGTATCTAATATATAGAAATTTATAACATCTACCAACAAGTCTTGTTTGGTCGGATAATGATAGGACATACAACCTCTTGACAGGTTGAGACTTTGTTCAATATCTTTCAAGGGGACCATATTATACTCCTTTGTCAGAAACAACTTGAATGCGGTCTCCCTTATTAATGCTTTTGTTTCTGTTCCTTTTGTTCCTTTCATAAATATGTATTTTAAAAACAAAAATAGAACATTTGGCTGAATATCCAATTTTTTTTGCATACTTAGTTTGGAGCGAATAATAGTTAAACTACATACGTTAACAGTATGATACTTAAATCAATTCCATTATTTTGGACAGTTTTGCTTCAGGCAATATGGGGGTCTTATTTTTTTTTGTTACATTTGCTTTTAATAAAAACCGACTAATCGGATTTTATTCAGGCGTAGAGAAGAACTCAAACGAAAAGTGGAATTTATTGTATGAGATGATTCTCTATGCCTTTTTCAACTTACTACTCCCCCAAATTATGACTCTTCCGCGTAATCTTGTTTTCATCTAAAATTTGAAAACCGAATCATGCCTGTTGTCAATCCGTTGAATGAACATCAACGAACATAACTGCGACAATTTCAGGTATTGCTGCAATCAGCGGTATGACCAATTCCTTAGCACAAGTTTTGTATATCACAATTTTTTTATATAAACCGTCCAGTCGGTATTTATTGCAAAAATATAAACATTCGGAATAAAAACAAAGGGAAAGATGAAACTCTATGTTAATAAACATTTCATCCTTCCCTTTTGACAAGTGCTGATTTATCAAATTTATCTTGGAGTCATTTTGACTTTAACCTGTACTCCCATGGAGTTTAAGACACGAACCGGTGCTTTTTCACTGGCTTTCAAATAAAAAAGAAGGTAGTCTTTTGCCCGTTGGGATTCGAAATAACCTTTTTCGTGGTATTCGGCAATCCACTTTTGAATTACCGGAACCTGCCAGCGGTTCATTAATACATAGTAACCGAATTTATACTCCAAGTCACTCAAAAAAATATTGAGTTTCAGGTAATCCCACCAAAACTGTTGCTTCTTTTTGCTTTTGGCGTTGAGTATGACCACCTGATGGTCAAAGGTGTCACGGGGATTTTCCCAATCTTGGCGGGAGATAAATACATCAGGAAGCGCATTGTCCGCGTTGTCCTTTGCCGGGATGAAAGGGGATAACGCCTCAATGGAACCTTTCATCTTTTCATATAATGCCGGCTCATATTCTTTGTTATACAATATGACGTCTCTCAAGCGGGTGGACGTAAGATGGGTTACTACCGGGCGTCCGCTTATACAATGTTCAGGGACAGTCATCCTTGAAGCCAGTTTCTTCATAAACTTGACTTCCGCCGTTATCTGTTCTTCCTTATCCGCTTTTTTGAAAGGGTAGTCCGTGCAGGCTATTTTCCGCATACCCCGATGCAGTTCCGTAAGCTGTAAGGCTCCATAAGCGCAGAAGATGGAAGCACGGATAATCTTGAAGATAGGGGTACGGTCGCCCTCGTGTGCCACATACGGCAGGTCTGCCACACCAAAAAGCATTTCATTTTCCACTATCAAGTCGGCGGAGATTGTCTTGCCCTCTTCCAGGCGACCCTTGATTTTGAAATTACGTTTTTGCCATCCCCAAGTGTGAATGGGTTGCGTAGCCAGCAGTGTCACACAATAATTGCCATTGTGCGGGGTGAAATCTACATTTTGCGGGGTTGCCTTGGACATCAGCTCATTCAGCAACTTGATTTTTTGGATATTGTCCATAAATAAATTGGTATTAAGTGAAACATCTTGTTAACAGTGCAAATGTAGGCATCGGCTTTCGTACCCGAGTTCCGTTTTTCGCCGAAAATCACTGCAAGGTCAACCAATTATTCGATATTTATTCTATTTTCGATTCTCAATATATAGTTTGTTTCCAAGAAAAAGCGTTCCATCCGTACCGCCTGGCCCGTTCTGAACAAAGGTCTTTCGCTATTGGCTATGCAGGCTTTCTTTATAGGAAAGTTCCGTGCCTCTTCCTGTTGCTCAAAATAGCCAATGGTAGAACGTAACTGTTGTTCACCATCCTTTATCCACTGGCTGCCTTTGCTTTTTCTTTGTTTCAGTTCCACAAATATGATCGTGTCTTCATAAAATAGACAGCCGTCACAGCGATTATCCATCTTTCCGTCCGCCTTGCGTAATTCAATGCAATGGTCAACCGGTACAAAATTTACTTTAAGCCGGTAGTGATTGTCCACTGCCGCAATCCAATCCTGTCCCTGTTTTTCAGCGATGTATGCTTTTTCGGCAGCCGGAGCGGGCCGGTCACATATACCGAATTTGCGTTTGCATGAGGAGGAAATATGTTCTGTAGGGAAAAAGTCAATCATACTCTTGTTGTATTTCCAGTAATTCGGCAAAATCCTCGTTTGTTTTCTCCAGCATCCTATTGAGGAAGTTTTCATCGGAAGGCAGTCCATGATATGTGTCCAATACGGTTGCCGTTCCTTCCACTTCATTGAATTCGTAAATAGCGATTTCGTCAGGATGTATGGCGGCTTCTATAGGATAAATAGTACCTATTCTTTGTCGTGCCTCATCGGAAAGATTGCTAGAAGCCAACAACATACCGGTTTTGACAGCGATGGTCAGGCTGTTGATGAGGTACGGACTATGCGTTGTAACGACCAGACGGTTTGCCTCTAACGAATTGTTGAAAGCCAGCAATTGTTTCATTATCATCCATTGCGATTCCGGATAAAGGTTTTGTTCCGGTTCCTCCACGATGTTGACAAACGCCGACTTGTTGAATCTGGCAGAAACGGCTGAAAGGGCGATTCTCCGTTGCTCGTCTGTAAGATTCGGTATATTCCATATATTCGCCACTTCCGCTTCGAAGCGTTTCGCTTCATCGCTACTCATCTTTTGGGCATTGTTTGCCTGGCTTTTTACAGATTCGGACAAATGCAGAGAAACCAGATAAAGCGGTACTATGGACTGGAAGCCACTGGAAGCCTCCATCAGCTTCACTTTGTAATCCTCGCCTTTGACATAGACAATGTCGTTTTGCTTGTTGTATTCCAGCTGTGCATGGTTGATAGGCAGTTCCAGACTACCCTTGATGAGTTGTTTGGCGTTGTTATATTCCGTCAGAAATACCAGCAAAGCATCCGGCAAGTCCTTAATCAAATTCGGTTTGTTGACCATGCTGATGAAGTTTCGTTCAGCGGGAACATACATGATTTGAGGAAGGGCATATTTGTTCAATGTACCGTCTTTTTTTTCTATGATAAGTTCGCCTTGTCTGGTATAGGTGAACTTATAGGAATCCCCTTCGTAGAAAATTTCAGTCCGTTCCTTTATGAAATAATTGGAAATACGGTGATAACCGCAATATTTGTTCTTGAACTTGGCCGCGGTAAATTCTTTCTCCTTGAAATCCCCCCGCGTCAAAACCTTTTCCATCCATGTAAATGTGGAAACCAATTTGGCAACCGTACTTTTACCGCTACCCTGGTTGCCGGTAAAAACAGTCACTTTTTCTATGTCAATCCATCCGTCCATTGCGGAGACCGTTTCCTTGAGCGGACCGAAATTCTTAATCTTGATTCTACTCATATCGTTGTTATATAGACTATGTGCAAAGATAGTGTTTCTAAATGAGATGACCTAACGAAGGTCGTACCTCATTTGCCTTGGACATAAATACCTTTCCAGTTGTCCGGAAAATGCTTTTCCTCCCACATGCAATTGAATCTTTGGGGTGAACAAAAGGAACCTACTGCATAAAAGACAGAATAGAAGACAGAATATGAAGGATTTCCTTTATAACCTTCGACATCAGCTAAAATCTCATCCATGGTCCTGTTGAGTTCTTTTTCATCCTTTACATATTTAAATTCGATTGCGCATTCCAATGAAGGTATTAATATATCCGGATTATAGCATTTGGCTGTTTTCTGAAATTTGAAACTGCAAGATTTATTATCAGGAAATGCTGTTTTGCAGATATTAATCATAGGTTTGTACACCTCCGGTTCGGATTTTGGTTGTATGTCAAAGTCTGCAAGTAACGTAGCCGTACTGTTTAAAATATTCTCCAGGATTTCAAATTCTTTATGAGCACCTGTAATGCTGAAATCATCGAACGCGTTCAAAAATTTTCTATAAGCAAATATCAGTTCGCTATCCATATCTTCTGTACCACGTAGCATTCTTTCTTTTTCGTAGAATGGTGTAATTTCTGTTAGAAAAGAATTATAATAATCCGGAAGGTGCTTCGCTTCAATATACGCTTGTACTAAAGGACGCAATTTTTTTGCCATGTAGATTAGGGAATCCTTTCTTTCTTGTTCGTCCATTTCATAATCAAGACGTTCTTCTTCGGACAATTTAGAAAAATCGGGCATTCCGTATTCTTCAAACATCATATACTCGTAGTGACTACGGCTGAATGCAGCCATTAATTCTTTTATTTTTTCCGCTAAATGTTTCATATCTATTTTTTCATAAACAAAATAGACCAAACGGTCTGTCTGCAAATATATTCCTTTTAATCTACGAAAAGAAATAGAAGTGTCATTTTTTGAGGTGAAAATATGAATTTAGCAAAACAGAGAGCAACTAAGTATGAATCTTGAATGGGGAAGACACTGAGGTTTATGTATTGATTACATCCGACAAGGGTGGGAATGTTTTTTAGATTGATTTGGATTATGTGTCGGAAAAACATTGTATCTTTGCATTAATAAGAAGAAAGAAAGGAATTTATGGACTTTGAAGGAGAATATACCATGCGGACGGCTTCCAACCAGCAGAGTTATGAGCCGGATACCGTATACCCGGACGCCGTGCTGAATATAGCCCGCGATTCGGCTTCCGTGTTTCAGCTGAAGCGGAAATGGGAAAAGACTCCTCCGATGTTGAATCTGACTCCAGATTTCCAGCGAGGGCTGGTATGGAAACCCAAACAGAAAAGCGAACTGATAGAATCCATACTGATGGGTATTCCCCTGCCTCTGATTTACGTGAAGGAGGATGAAAAGGGAGTGTATGTCATTGTGGACGGCAAACAGCGCCTGAGTACATTGTTCAGTTTTATCAATAATGAATTTGCTCTGGAGAAACTCACCATCCTGAAGGACAAGAATGGTTCTCGGTTTGACAAACTGACTCCATTGGAGCAAAATAAGATAGAGGACTGCTCCCTGACCTTGCATGTGATTAAGGCTCCCACCAGCGACCGGGTCACTTTTGATTTGTTCGACCGGGTGAACCGGGGCGGGACGCGGCTAAACAACCAGGAAATGCGTAATGCACTTTATCAAGGCAATGCCACGGAACTGATTAACCGGCTGGCTGAAAAGGAGGCCTTTGTTGAAGCCACGGAGCATTCCATTCCCGCCAATCATATGAAAGACAGGTATCTGGTACTCCGGTTTGTGGCTTTTTATCTGTGGCAGCAGCATGTCACCATAGACCCTGACACTGACGGGCCTTTGGACTATCGAAGTAATGTGGAGGATTTTTTAGGGAAAACGATGCGTTTTCTCAACCGGTTGGAGCCGGAAAACGGTTTGTTCAAAGAGCTGGACACCCGATTTACCCGTGCCATGGAACTTGCCATACGGCTGCTTCCGTCGGGTGGCTTCCGGCTGCCTTCGTCACCCGGTAAGAAACGACCGATAAACATGGCTTTTTTTGAGAGTTTCAGCTACCTCCTGTCCAGGCTGAATGGAGAAGGGGAGCAGCTCCATTGTCAGATTCAGGAAGTTTATATGCAATTAATATGTGACGCTGCCTATTTGGAATCCCTTACCCGTTCTGTGGATAGCGGCAAGCAGACTGAAAAGCGTTATGAAATTATCAACCGACTTATTCATGAATTGAATTTATGCTAAACAATTTGACCATAAACAATTATAAATGTCTAACAGATTGTTCGTTGGAGTTAAAACCTCTGAACTTGTTCGCCGGTCCGAATTCATCGGGAAAATCTACCGTATTGCAAGCCCTGCTGACCGCTTCGGATAACGTGACGGAGAAAAAAGGGAAACATGGTTTGAAGAACCGAAGGACAGAAGCGTCGAACTTCAATGACGTAAGGAACTTTGTAACCAACGCCAAGTCATACGAAATCGGTATTTCGTATAATGGTGAAGAACCGACCGTGCTTTGTTTTACTCCAGGAGATGACTCTTACCAAACCACTCTTGTGGAACAATCGGCTGACGCGTCTTCGGATTTATTGGGAATCCTCGGAAGTGATAACCTGCTGTATCTGCCTGCCACACGTCCCGGTGGCGCATACGCGCAACCCATCAATCCCGATTCGGAAAACAAACTGGGACGTAACGGAGAATTTGTGATTGACTATTATGCCAAGCACCGTCTGGAGCCACTGGATGCCGCTTTGATTCTGGCTCCCGGTACTCAAACCTTGGAAGGGCAGGTAAATCACCAACTGGATAAACTGACCGGCTATCGGTTGGTGGTGGAAACAGTAGGAAACAATCACTATGTGAAGTATGAAACGCGTAGCGGCAAACAGCTTTTCCCTTATCATGTCGGTACCGGAGTGAGTTTTATTACGGAGGTCATCATTGCCTGTTTTGCCACTCCGAGAGGCGGTATGGTGATTACGGAAAATCCGGAAATCCATCTGCACCCCAAAGCGCAAGCCGACTTGATTGATTTTATGGCGAAAGTGGCGAAAGCCGGTGTGCAAATTATCATAGAAAGCCATAGCGACCACCTCTTCAACGGTATCCGGCGTCTGATTAGCCAAGAAAAGTTGGCTTTGTCCGATGTCTCCGTATATAATTTCAGGCAGGACGGGAACGGACTGACACGTGCCGAACGTGTGGAATTTACTCCCCAAGGAGGAATCCGGTCGTATATCCCAGGGATGTTCGAGCAGTTTGATATTGACCTGGATGCTATTTTGAAGCTATAAGATTATGGACGGTATCATTATCAACGAGTTGTCATTGAGCGGACAGTTTCATGACAGCCAGGATTTCTGGAAGAACGGAATGCCTCCTTTTTACAAAGCATTGCAGGATGCCCGTTCGTTCGGAGTGGGGTATCTGTTCAAGCAAGGAAGTTTTTACGGGGCACAAGCCACTCCCGACAAGACTCTTCACGATTTGCTGACAGCACCGGAAGCCCGTATCATAGACGAAGCGAAACGGTACAAGAGTACATTGGCACGTGCCATCTGTAATCCGTTTTGGGACGATGCACCCCAGCAGGATTTGAATGCACATTATCTGGCAGATGAAGCAGATGTATCCGGTAGTTCCGTTGCCGAAGCCACCGTCCGTGCGGTCTGCCTTCTGTCGTTTATACGCTCCTTGTATGAGAAGCATCCGGTTGTTGTAACCAAAGACGGAGTTGCTATTCCGGTGGGGAATATATGGAAGGAGCAGCAGTTGTATGCCATCTTGTTTGAAAGGGGGGAATTGCCTCTCGAGAAGTATATCACGACTCGTTTCAGTGGCGGGAAACTTGATTTCAGCCTTATAGATGACACTCATGGATTTTCTCTTATTGACAATGAGAACCAAAACGAGTTTATTGATTCATTCCGCAAATTTGAAGAATTGGATTGGAATGCCATAGCAACAGACAATGGGTTGGATTATAAAACGTATAATAAGAATAAGAAAAGCAAGCGTTATTTTTCAGATGAGCAATGGAAGAAAGGCATTAAGAAGTTCAGGATCACTCAGCGGAACAGATGTTTTGGCTATGTGAATAATGGTATTTTTTATGTGTTGAGGTTTGATTTAGACCATGAGCTAAGTGATGTGGGATAATATTATTGCAACCTTGGTCTAATGTTTATAACCAGCTGATTGTAAATTCGCTGGGGATGGGCTGGAGTTTATGCCGCTTTCCTGAAAATTACTCATATTGGTTGATGAATTGCTGTTCCAAATCGTAAAAAGCCGCATATTCCTCCAGTATCGGATTGTTCCGTATGCCCGCCAAGGTTTCGCTTTCCTCCACAATGATTCCCTTATCCTCTTTTTTCAAACCGAAGAACTTGACGGATATGTTGGTGTGTTCCTTATATTCGGAATAGAGAGAAAGAGTGTGTGTAAGCAGGTAGTCGTGAGTGGCGACGAAAATCTGCAAGCCGCATTCCTGAAGCACACGGATAAACTTTGCCACGACTTTCACAAGAGCCGGATTCAGGTTGGCTTCGGGTTCGTCCCAGAACAGGATGGTGTCCGTATTGATTTCTCCATTCAGTATGAGGTACAAGATGGAAGCCAGCTTGCGGAGTCCTTCGGCTACCAGGTGCGCTTCCATGTTCCCTTTTTCTGTCTGTATATAGAAACGTCCGTTCATCTGCAATACCTTGAACTGCAATTCCTGCTCCAGCAGCTCGATAGCCGGTTTCAACGGATTGTCTTCCGACTCACGTAATATGGGGAGTGACAATGCGTGTGCCAGGTTGATATACGTTTGGTCAAATGAGATTTCACGCTTACTGCTCAAACCGATAAAGCCTTCGAACAAGGAGAACATCTCACGTGGGGGGATATAGATAAAGTGGCGGTCGTTCCACTTTTCATCCGTTTCTAATTTTACAGTTGTTTTGGAAGCGGATGAGAAGCTGTATTGCAACAGTTTGCCGTCTATCGTGACTGTAATGTTTGCCCTGCCTGAAGGCACTCCCTTGTTGACCAGGTTGCCTATGACATCCGGCTTGAAATAAAATATCATGTCTTCCGCCAAGATATACTCAAACTGTTCCTTGGAAGCTGAGTTCTTGCCGAGGAAGTCATGGCGTGCCTGCAAAGTTGCCGCCAAGCATTTGAGAACGTGCGTCTTGCCCGTACCATTCTTGCCAATAAGGACGTTTATCCCTTTGGTGAAATCAAACCGGGTATTTGCAAAGCCTGTAAAATCAGTTAATAATATGCTGTTAATCATTGAATATGTTTCATTTATACTAAGTAACTACAAAGGTAATTTAAAAAACGGAAGCGACAAACCCGGTTTTAAAAAAGTTATGATTATTAGGCTTCTGTTTTAGAACTGTCAATGATTGGAAGCCCGTATCATAGATGAAGCGAAACGGGACAAGAGTACATTGGCACGTGCCATCTGTAATCCGTTTTGGGACGATGCCCCCAGCAGGAACCGAATGCGATTACCTGGCAGATGAAGCGGAAGTGTCCGGCAGCTCCGTTGCCGAAGCCACCGCCCGTGCGGTCTGCCTTCTGTCGTTTATACGCTCCTTGTATGGGAAGCATCCGGTTGTTGTAACCAAAGACGGAGTTGCTATTCCGGTGGGGAATATATGGAAGGAGAAGCAATTGTCTTTCATCTTGTTTGAAAGGAGGGGGAATTGTCTCTCAAGAAGTATATCACGACTCATTTCGGTGGAGGGAAACTTGATTTCAGCCTTATTGATGACACTCATGGATTTTCCCTTATTGGCAATGAGAACCAAAATGAGTTTATTGATTCATTCCGCAAATTTGAAGAATTGGATTGGAATGCCATAGCAACGGACAAAGGATTGGATTACAAAACGTATAATAAGAATAAGAAAAGCAAGCGTTACTTCTCAGATGACCTATGGAAGAAAGGCATTAAGCAGTTCAAGATTACTCAGCGGAACAGGTGTTTTGGCTATGTGGATAATGGTATTTTTTATGTGCTGAGGTTTGATTTGGACCATGAATTGAGTGATGTGGGGTAATGTTTTGTACAGCCTTGGTGTATTTTTAGTAGAAATAGAAAGCTGTCCAAAAACTCATATTCTGTTTACATGCATTATGCTATGTTTTAGATAAGAGTTCTTGGACAGCTTGATTATACCTTTTCTATTTTAAGTCCTTTTACTAATTAACAAACAATCGCAAATTTATAAAGATTGGTATTTTGCTTACCTCCATATACTTTCAGAGGGAAATTTAAGGATTACAAATCCTAATCCGCCGGAACGAGGTATTAAGTAACTAATCAAAATTAAGCAGCATAATGGCTAAAGTTAATATTCAGTCGTGTTCCTATCGCCGCCAAAGCCCTGTTGGTGGCATAAAACAGCGATTCGGTAGTGACATAATCCTGTGGTCGGAGCCATTTCCCTTTCATAATACGCCAAAGGGTCTCCACAATGTTCAAATGAGGAGAGTATGGAGGAATGTAGAAGAGAAAAAGTCCCCGTTTTTCCCATATTGGACGCATTCGCTTTATTTTCTCATTACGATGTACACTTGCATTGTCAAGGACAACAAATGTCTTTCTGTAGAGCTTGAAAGAGAATCTGTCGAGGAAATCAACAACTTTCTCTGCATCGACAGAATCGCAGGTGCAGAATCCTTCAAAGCGGTTATTCCTGTCAATCATGCCAAAGATGTTGAGCCGTTTGGCTTTTTCGACAGGAATGTAAACGTCTTCTCCGGCAAACTGCCACCCATAAGGGACATAGCCTTCCGTGCAGATATGAGATTCGTCACCATAGAAGAGGTCGATGGAGCCTTTTTCAAAAAGTGTTTCAAGTTCTTGCAGCTTCTCGGTCTTATACGCATAGAGCTGCGGCGAGGGCTTACCCTTAGGACGTTTTCTTATACGTCTATATCTTGCGCCAATGCGGATAAAAAACGTTTGAACGTCGATTCGCTCGCTTCCTTTCCCGAAGCATTCTGCCAGGCTTCTTTGGCTGCACGCACACTCTGCCGGTCCGATTCGATGGCTTTGCGCACGGATTCCTCGTCCGAACAGTCCATGATGGCTTTGCGACCTTGTCCCGGACGTGTGTATAATCCTTGGATTCCTTGGCTTTCGAAACGTTTGACCCAACTGCCAACGGTTTGGGCGGTCATTTCCGTTTGTGCTCCCACTTGGGGCGCACTCAAGCCCTCTGCTTTGAGCAGTATGGCGCGGCAACGCATACGAAAACAATGGCTTTCGCCTGTACGGAAACCGGTGGTAAGTTCCCGACGTTCGGAATCGCTCAGCGTCAATTTCTTGATTTTCATTTATCATGCGGTTTTGTTCGAGGCAAAGATAATGTAATTTCGACATAGGTGAAATAATTATGAATAACTACTTATTCTTAAACTAAAAGGGGGAATGGTATATATCCATCCCCCGGTTATCACTCTTGTGCTTTTACCAATGTTATCTCTTTTTTAAGAGTGGTATCAACTTCAGAAGGAGTGGTTTTAATATCTCCTGACTGAGTGACGTACCCCACTTTCGACACTTCATAGTGAACGGTAGCCCCAGCATTCACCTGCTTTGACTTGACCGTTGCACCGTCCAGCTTTACGGTCGCATCGGAAGGAGTAGGTACAATGGTTACTGTAGTTCATGCCTGCAAAGCTTTAATCTGCCCTTCTTCATAGTTATACTCAGAAGAAACACCTTCGATTCCCGGTTCCTGCACCAAGCCTTTTACAGCGATTGCAATTGCCTTATCCGTATTGGCTTCACGGGAAACAATACGGCATTTTGGGAAGATGAACCAGACATCATCATCGGTCAGACAGAACAATGCTTTGTTGATAATAACTTTATCCAAAGCACGCTTCCAACCTACATCTTTAGATGTTGCCTGAATAACATCGCCACCCATGAACGCTTTCTTGGTCTTCCAGTCATATTGTCCGATAGAGAAAGCGGGCGATACTTCTCCCGGCACATCATCGTAACGGTAATTCTTTCCCGTTAATTGGTTCTTGTACCCAGTGACGGAGGCTTCCGTTTCCTCAATCTGCCACGTTTCCCCGTGTACATTCAAAACCTCATCTTTCGCTTTGATAGCGGCTTGAATCAAAGTCTTTGCGATTTCGGGGGTAATGTCTGCCGTTACCTTATCAATATCGGCAAACAAGATTCTTTTTATTCCTACTGCTGAAATCATAATCTTATAGTTTTACATTTATTACTTCAAATAAAATTCTCACATTCACGTAATGGCATTTCAAAGCTGCATCCGCTTCCGCGCCAATTGATTCGATAGAGTAACGATAGGTTGTACCGTCATAGGTGCTTACTACATCATCAAGCAGCTTGTCAGCCTTTCTTTCAAGTTCGTTAAGCCGGATTGTGTTCGCTTCATTCTCGCTTAAATTGGGTACACATAGATTCACTTCTGCAAAAGATTTCTTCCAATACTTTCCCGGCTGTTGTTTCTTCGTATGGATAACGATTCTTTCAGAGGTCAATTCACCCGTCAGCGTTTCCCCGTCCGGCACTATGGCTATTCCGAAAGCCTTGCAATCCCGGTAGAGAATGTTTCCTATGTCGGTAGTTACAATCATTCCACAATCTCCCAATCTTCGGCAAATACATCACTGATAGACGGAACCCATGAATCAGCACGTCCGTTATTCTCATTGTAGATAAGGCACTGGCTTGTATAGTCAATGAATCCTTTACTTCTCAGAATAAGGTCTTTTGCTGATTGGGAAAGAGATTGCATCTTAGGGATGATGTCGCTTTCGATATGAGCTGGCACTTGTTTGAATACCATCAAACCTTTACCGTTCCAACCACTTCTACGAACAGTCCCACCTTGTTTTAACACTTCGATTGCATCACCGAAGCCCATTACGGATGAATCATCGGCTTTATCGTATGTTTTCTCAAAAATGTCCGGCTTGCAAGGATAAAACTCCCCGTTTACTCCTTTGATGATATAATCTCCATAGTTTGCAAGCATTTTGCCTTCAAGCGTTTCGATGTACACACCAAGATAAGGCTCATTGGTGTTGCCATTCTCGTCTATACCGAAATCGGGATTGTGTTTCGGTACGGGAGTTCCGCCCATAAAATCACATACAACATCGAAGTTGTCTGTTGTCAACCGAATGGCTTCAATTACTACTGGTTTCTTTCTGTATTTCATTTTTCAAATTCTTCTTTTAATCGTTTCTCCGCATATAAAGCGGCACTACTTAAAACATCAAATCCCTTAGATTCTACGAATGATGCGTATTCCGCTTCGTTTTTCAGTGTCAAACCATCTTTATCGACATCGTAATCATTGGACGTTCTCAAAGTGAGTGTGTGGTCTTGATAATCGCCATGTTCCTCCGCGTACTTCACGGCTTCATCGCCTACATCAATCATCTTCTTTTCGACCTCCCATTCTCCTTCATCGAAAAAGGAGTCGACATCTGAGAAATCGAAATCTACATCCATAATTCCGAGTAGTTAAAGTAGTTTGTACTCTTTACCGTGTAGACTTCGCCTTGACCTCTTACGCCATCACCATCCATGCAACGTACTTCATCACCAGCCTTGACAGTAATTCTTTTCTCACATACTACATGATAATTCGGACGATACACAGAGCCGTTATCAGATGAAAACTCTTTGGTAGTGTTATCATCACAACGGCACTTGCATACCTTCTGCCAGTATTCACCACCTGTTCCGGGAATAGGTCTGCCAAACTCATCCTTGTCCATCGGGGTGATAACTTTTACCTGCAATATGTGTGGGGCAAATATCATAAGAAAGTCACTTTAGGTTTGTTACCCAGTTCGTCTTTCAAACCGTACTGTTTACACAGAAATGAATAGTAATCCTTAATGCCTTGAATGTTCCAAGACATAGAAAAACCGCTTTCGCTGATGGAAGTGGCACGAAGCAATAGAGAGGGGATGAACTTCGCAATTGCCACCGACACCCGTGTTTGGCAATCCTCGTTCATCTCACCCCCTCCGCTTATCTTTGCGTTCAGACATATATCGAAAAGGTCAGCCTCCGACAAGTTAACGCCGAAGGTCTGAAACTTCTGTAATATATAATCGTTTACTGTCATGCGTTCATCTCACTCAAATCGAAGTTCACAATCAGGTTCGGGTTCGCAATCTGCGGAATCCATTCGGCTGTGTATTCCAGATAGCGACCATTGCCGTCCTTGTAACCTGAAATCAGCATATCGCCATCTGCCTGAGTGTAATTACGTCCCGGTACACCATCCACAGCTTCATAAGGAGTGTGGAAGCGCATATAACCGATTTTATCCTGCGGAAGCAGGGAAATACGACCATCTGCATAAATGGGGATATTCTTACCTGTTTGGTCTACCACATAATCTTCCTTGATTTCAATAGCCGGAAGTCCGATACCCGTAAAAATAGCAGAAGCCAGTTGCGAAGTGATAATCCCGGTGGACATATACATCTCGTTGCCTGTAAGCTGCATCTTGAACTTATCACCGAACTCGCTTGAACCGATGATGTTCTTGACGAATGTGCCACGGCTCATAATCATCTTGGGGAATGTGCCGTAAATAGATTTCAGCTCATTCAGTTTCTGCTGCAAGTAAGTGACGAAATAGTCTTTATCCTCTGTGTCCGGCTTGATAAACTTGAACGGCAAGTCGATGTTCAATAAGTCAATTCCTCCGGCATTGTCGTCCTTGTTCTTCACGCTTGCTGCTCCAGTCATCAACAGAGAGCCTACGATAATGTCCATACGCTTGTGCGGTGCCAGCAATACCTGACGGTAATCGTCATAGATGAAGTCCACGATGTCACGCATGGCTGCTTTCTGGTCTTCCGGTTTGGCGGCATTATACTTATCTATCAAGTCCTGCAAGTCAGACAAACGGTCGATTGAGATTTGATAGCGGTCACCCAAATAGGCAATCTCACCATATCCGGAACCGATATTCCTGCGTTCACGGATAGGCTTTTCGCCATAACGGGAGTTGATGGAACCAGCCATCACGCCAGTAACCTGACCGATGTAGTCTTTAAATACACGAGTAGTAGTCCTACGGAAGCCCAAATACTGCTGCCAATAAATTGTGTCCTTTCTTGTCTTGAGGACACGCTGAATCACTGCATTTACAATGTTCGGGTCATTAAACAATGTATGAATAGTTAGCATCATATATTAGTCCTCCTTTCTTTATTTTGCCATTATACCTGCGTTTTTCAACGCTGTCAATAATCCGTTAAAGTTTTCTACCGACACCGTACCAGATGCATCATTCACTTTGGCTGCCTGCTTTACACCTCCAAGAGCAGAAGTCGTAGCTGCTGTTAAAGTATACTTGTTAACTTGTGCTGCAACCCCATCCAATTTGGCTTTATCTTCCTTGCTCATCAATCCGTCCCGACTGGAAGAAGCCTTAGGAATTGATACAGTGTCTTTTTCTTGTTTGACATCCTGAGCATTAAACTGGAAGTGCGGCATATTCGCCTTGTCAATATCTGCGAAAGGCATTACCAGCTTGGTCGGTTCGATTTCAAACGCACGCATCAAAAGGGAAACCAATACTATGCCATCCTCTACCTGCTTCCTTTCATACAGAGCTGAATTTGCGATAACTTTGGGCGTTGTACCATCTGCGGCTGTCGCTTCGTAAAGAACTGTTCCAGCTTCTAGATTTTCTCCAAAGTCTGCCGCTAACGTCAGCTTATCAAAAGCTTTGTCAGCCTTGTCAATAGCGTTGATTGTCGCTCCATGCGCACCGTTACCCAAGTGCATACCTTTGTAAGCCAAAGAACGTTTCTTGATTTTCAATGTGGTATTGGAGCCTGTCGTAAACTTCTCATATACTTCCACACGGATAGCCACTTGGGATGTTTTCTTCACCAAGTCAGCTGCAATCGGTGTGAATGAGGGCAAGTACGAGCCGACAACGAGGTTGGTTGTGTCCAACTTATACGGACCTCTGCGTCTGCGTCCGGTTTCTACGTCGTAGCGTTCTTCCTGCTCAACTTCCGGTTCAAGATTATACTTAAATCCTGCTGCCATAAAATCACTGTTTTTGTTGTTCTACAATTTCTTTAGTGTCGTCTGCAATCATTTTCGCAAACGCCTGAGTCTCATTCTCCAGTTCTTTTTTTGCTGTATCTGGAGGAACTACACCCTTAAAGCCGTCATTCGCAAACTCCTGCTTCAAGTCCTTGAAGTATGCGTCCAAGTCCTCATCGTCCTTAATGGCGCATCGTTTGGCGTAGTTTTCGGGAATACCATACTCCTTTGCCTTTGCCAAAATCTGCTGGCTACGTGTTGCTTGAGCCTTTTCTGCTTCAAACTGCGTTAGCTTATCAGAAAGGTTCTTGTTGGAGTCAATTAAAGCTTGCGCCCATGCAGGCACATCGTCTTTATCCTCTTCCGTTTTGGTGGTTGTGGTAGTCTCGATTGGCTTACCGTCTTTAAGGTTATGCCTCTTCTCGTAGTTAGTCACTGCCGTTTTTGAAGCATCCCCGGCACGGAAATCACCATAGGAATTAAGCACGTCCGAAAAGCTGATACCCTCAATAATAGAGTTTACCTTTGTCTCGTCCGTTACACCCTCTGCCTTTTTAGTAGCGATTCGGGTTAAGATAGCAGTGTCCACCCCAGCGAATTTCTGTTGTAGCCCTGCTAAGATTTGTTCTAAGATTGTCATACCGTATGAATTTGATTTATAAATTTCTACGGTAAATTTCGCTATTTATAAAGAGGGTGAGAAATAATCAGATAGGTGATACACGACAATAAAACGATTGTCGTAAAATGGTATAAAAAAAGGCGTGAAACCGAATGAATCACGCCTAAAATATATCACGACAAAAACTTATACTTATACTCCCAACACTATATTTGCATCAATATTTAGCTTCCGGCTTATCTCACGAGCAACTTTCAAGGTTGGTTCACATTTACCAGATATATAATCACTTAATCGTGATGGGCTGACACCAACCAACTTTGCAAGTGATTTTTGATTAAGCCCCATTTCGTACATACGAAGTTTAAGAACATCCACAAGTGTTGGTTCTCCCAATGCAAAATGTTCTTCGGAATAATCAGCAACCAAATTAGAAAGAAGCTCCAATTCTATGCTATTTGGGTCATTCAAAGGAGTATCATCTTTCACTAATGGAAGAAGTTCCTCTACTCTTTTCACCGCCCATTCATATTGGGCTTGATTTTCTATCTTTGTCATAATCCTAAATATTAGCGCAATCTATTTTATCATATTCTTTATGAGTACCAATAAAGCGAATATACACAAACTGAATAGTGAATTTAATCACTACTACCAAACGATAGTTATTGCCTTTGATATTGAAAACATAGTGTTGATTACCTACACTATCAACGCTATTAAACGTTTTCTTAATATCGGCAAAACAGGTCCACTTGCTTCTTTTCACAATGGTAGTCCATTCTTGCAAAGCGACCTTTGAATCGGGATGGTTCTCTGCATATTCTTTTAATGCTTGTTCGGTAAATATTCTCATTGGTTACTCAATTATCGTGTGACAAAAATACATATATAATTCTATAATTCAAAATTATATTCTAATATTTATAATTTAAAAGAGCAAAAAAAATAGCGGCAACTCTTTGAAGCCACCGCTAACTATTTTTCTTATACTAAAACTATAAGTCCCGTAATTTTTCTAACTAAGAGGCGTTTTTCTTTCCCTTATCTCCGATTTGCTCATTCTTTGCTGCTTGTTCCTCTTTGATTTCTGCAAGTTCCTCTTCTACCCTATCAGCATTTCCGGCAAACATGATTCCCTCACGCGTTGACCAGATGCCACCACTGACAGCGGAAACGGCAGTGGTCACCTTATCATTCAAATCATCAATCATATATGGAACCAGTTCTGTTTCTATGTCAATGGTCTGCGATGCCTTGCTAAACTCGGTTGGATTGATAGAGCCTAAAGCGGAAACAATGAAATTTACTCTCCGCTGCAAGAACTCACCGATAACCTCACCGTGATTTTCTACCGCCATATGTGCACCCATGAACATAAAGCGGAAAGCGGTTCCTGATGCTTTGCCTACCCCCTTCAACGTCTCAAAGGATATTCTTGGAGTGTTTGACATATCATAAGCCATATTAGTGAGTGTTTCTGCTTCAAAACGTACCGTATCCGGAACTTGGTTCCACGTCAGATACTGGGCATCCGCACCTTCACCTGTAAGTTTGACCATTCTATCCTTAACCTTACCCATGAAACCCTCTACATCACCAATTAGCTTCAATAGTGGGAAGAAATGGTAGTCTATACAATCAGCATAATTGGATAATAGTTTCTCCAACCGGACCCGAAAAGTCTTTATCTTCTTGCAATAAGGTTCAGGACGATAAGCATAGAGAACCGGTAGTTTTGGGAATCCATGAGTAAAAGGAGTTCTTTCTTCATACCCTTTAGACAAATCCCATTGATAAACCATTTTGTCCGTGATAGTCATAAAGCAGGTGACCTCCGAATCATCCATGAGCTTCTTTTTATACTCACGTGAGAAAGCAATCATTTTACCTTCGTCGTTAAAGAACGGGTATAGCTTATCACCTCTGAATGGAGACCATAACACGCTTTTCAGTTTCTTGGTGGGCTTGACCTTGCCACCGAACGTAGTCTTAACTTTCTTCCAAAACTTTGCCCAAAACGAATCATCATCGGTAACATACCAATATTCTGCCGCTTCTTGTTCGGAGAGCCAGGCACGGACAATCTTCTTGTTTTGGTATTTGATTTTGTTGGATTTAAATACAGCCTTTACCGCATCCAGCAGCTTCTTTTCATCATCATCAGTCGGAATGCAATCCATAGACGGTTCTGTGCCGACCGTGAAAGCAGTTTGGATGTTCACGATATCCTGTTCCAATGGAATGGAGATACGGTTCACCGGTTCAGTCTTATACTTTGCTTCGATTTCATAAGTCTTACCCGTTTTTTCATCGAAGTGCTTCTCTGCTTCTTTTTCAAGAACCTTTCTGTCCGGATATTTCTTTTTGTCAACCATGATTTCATGTCGTTCCGGATTCCAATCATCCCAAAGTTTGCAACGGTCGGGAAGTTCAGTCTTCCTACCTTTCTTCAGGTAGTTTATCTTCTGCCCGATGTCAGGCAATGCTAATATTTCTTCTAAATTCAATGGCATAGTTTATATTTTTAATGTGTGAATATTCCTGTTAAATCTTTCGGCTTCTGAATCTTACCAAGAAGCTCACCCAATACATAGTAACGTACAGCATCTATTCCGTGATTGTCATGGTCTTCCGGTTCGTTGATATAGTTCCCGTCCTTATCCTTTGCCCAAACATACTTTCTGAACTCGCTTTGCAAGTTGTACGAGCGTTTGGTTATATAAATCTCCATATCTTTCATTTTGTCAATTCCGGCATTGATAGAGCCTGCACCTTTCTCTACGGCATATATCTTGATTCCTCCGTTGTGTATCTCTTGAATCAAACGTGGGTCTGCGCTGTCAGCAATGACTTTCAATCCCCACGGGCGAAGAGTCTTGATGATGTCAGAAGAAAGCAATCCAGTACGGTAATCCACTTCATCCAAGTAAAGGGCGTTATCAACGATACCACAACGAATGGAAGCAGACGGGTCATGCGTATAACCGAAGTCTTGCCCGAAAGCAATTTTCTTTGCCCAAGCCGGGAACTCGTCAACAATTCCCCACTTCTTGAACACAGCACCTTCTGCAACGTCAGCCCACCGGCCGATAACCACATGAGCATACTTTTCAGGATTACTCACCTTCATATCTTCCACCTCTTTCAGGAACTCAGGAGAAAGGTTATCCAAGTTATCAAAATACGTAGTATGGATATGGAGCACATTCGGATGAGTGGAAATCTGAACCTGCACACCGTCAATCTCTACCAGCTTGTGAGTTTTCTCAATGTATTTCTTGTAGATGAAGTGATTGGAATCACATGGGTTCATTATAATGATAATCCGGTTCTGAATACCCTTCTTGCGAATGGAGAGCATTATCTTGTCGAACTCATCTTCGCTTGTCCACTCTTCCGCTTCATCGCAGACAAAAGTCGTAATGCCTTGAATGGATTTCAGTTTTGCTGTCTGGTTTCCGGAAGAAGTCTTGATACCCCGAAACATGATACGGCTCTTAGTCATCTTATTGACTATGTCCGTCTTTGTGGTCTTGAAATATTTCGTGGTACCGTCCAAATCTATCTTCTCCATCATTTCGGGGATGATAGACATACCGGCAGAAACCATCGTGTAACGGGTGTAAAGAATCTGATGAACTATTTTCTCTACGGGAGTCATTTCAAAAGTCAACCGCTCAATAAAGGTAGAAGCATTGAAAGACTTTCCCGAACCACGCCCACCGGTAATAAGAATTATAAATTTTTCCTTATCCTCGTATAATGGATGGTAAATTTCTTGAGGTACTATCATTTCAGCTTGTCTTTAATCCAAGAATCAATGTTGATGCCATGCTCTATGTCTGTTGGAATATATGCATCATCTTCAGCTCTTGGAGCCGGTCTATTCCATTGTTCGGGCTTACGGTTTTTGAGCCAGAAAATACCAGCTGTTGTATCAGGTGGTACTTCTTGGTCTAATTCCACAATCTCTACCCGTTCTTTCTCGCATCTGCGACCTTCTTCATCGAAAAACACATCTTTCACCTTAATAGCCTGTTGAACTTTTACCTTCATCCCCATAGCCTTACGATAAATCTTGCTTTCAATGGCAAAATCAATGGGCGCACGCCCATTTTTTAATGCTTTAGATAATTTAGGCAATTTACCTTTCAACACAGAGAAATGCGCTTCACTGTAGCCGATGTTTGCTGCGATTTGCTTATCGTCCAAACCATCACGTGCCCAACCCTCAATACGGATTAGGTTCTGTTCATCATCAAAATCAAACTTCGGCTTTGCCATACTTATTCAATCAGTTTTAAAACACCTTCCCCTTTAGCGAACTTATCATCTGTACTTATACCAAGCAGGTCACAAAAATCAGCCTTAGCTTCGTAGGAGGAGAACGAAAGCATTATGTAAGCTTCTTCATTGAGTTGGCGTTCCTTAGCCACTGCCTTAACCTGTTGCTTAACCTCTTTCATGTGAGCTTTCTTTTCTTCTTCTGTTCTATCAAGACGCTTTGATTCTTTCACCGGGGAAGATAGCAAATTATCTAAAGAATCAGACAATCTAATATCATCAATACCACTTATGGATAGAATATCATTAAGTTCAGCTTCACTCAAACCGACATCGGAGTAATCAATATCATTAATGTAATCAGCTATCAAATCAATATCTGGTTTAGTATTTCCCACGGCCATGTATGTAAGCTGTTCCTTCTCAGCCTTATCATCCAGATTTACGACCTCAACCTTAACATTGTAATCCGTGCTGGAAGTACCATCGTATTTATAATGCAAATCCATTGCTTTTATCCTGCGATGCCCGTCTATAAGATTTCCCGATTTCTCATTCCATACGATACCGCCGAGGAAACCCACTTTTTGCAAGTTCTTCTTTTGCAGTTTTACCCTCTCATCAGAATGCCTTTTAGGATTAATCGGATTCAGATTTATTTTGGAGCGCTTTATAATTCTTGTCTCACTTTGCTTTAGTTCTTTCATAATCGTATTCAAATAGTTTTCGTTCCACCAAAGGGTATTCATTTATAACTTTCTGCAAATCACCCGGAAATCTATTACGAAGAAAAAGAAGGTAGTTAATATCCGTTATGTCCGTTCCGGATGATTGATGCTTGGAATCGTATGATTCCGGTTTGATTAAACCAGCCCTGCTAATATAATCCATGACGTCTTTATTTTTGTATTCAGACAATGGATAACACTTCTTTTGCGCTTCATTAATTCCGTTCATGTCGTATGTACGTAGCATCAAACGCCTGTTCATTGAATCGGATTGCTTAAAGCCGAAGAAAGCCCACTCAATATTGTATTTCTCCCTTACTATATCTGTAAGCTGAGCCATGCTGTAAAGTTTCTGTTTCTCATTTTTCTCGCATCCCATATACCCAATGCGTCTATAGGAATAAACTGCAAAATGAGGAATCTGCACATACTTAACATTTGGATATTTATTACAAGCATAGTTTATATAACGGTTAATATGAGATAAGTCTTTAACAACGTACATATAAACGCATACAATTTCTTTAAAGTATGGTGAAATAAGGTCTAAAAGGGCTATACTGTCTTTACCCGATGCCGAGTGAAACAATATAACCCTGTCAGTCCTTTCGGCGATAGTTTTTATTATATCTATTGCCTTTTTCATCATCAAGCAATCCTACCACCTACCTTACGATTAATTCTCGCTCTTTGGGCTGCATTTCTACCCATAGATTGAAAACGACCAGCTTCATAGTCTTTTCGAGTGCGATATTTATTACCGCTCGCATCAGTTGCGTAAGTTTCTCCCATAATCTTAAATTTTAAATTAAACAATCTTTTTACCAATAAGTAAAGCCACCGAAGTGGCTTATATTATTTCAATCCATCATGATGAATAATCTCACAGATATGTAAATAATAGAACAATGGCACTTCTTCGGGCGGATTTTTCTTGAAATCTTCTAGCTGTTCATCGAAATCATGAAAATCAAATTCATCGTGCATGAACTTTATTCCTTCTTCTGTTATTTCGCCTATACCAATTTCATCAATGGCGACATCAAGTGTCCATGGTGCACCAGTACTATAAAAATGAATAGCTTCTATATCAGTCCTTAAAATAGGTTGACATTCTTGCTCGCGTCCAGCTTTTCTAAATTTCTCGTTTTCGTCAACTTGCGCAAAGTCCGTGAACATCTTCTCATATTTGGCGCTAAGCATACGTGTTTCTATGCTCTTTTTACCATTCAAAATATCTAAAGCGTTTTCTTTTGTCATTATGAGCGAATACGCTTCTATCTCTTGACCATTATAATTAATCTTCATATCACTATATCGTTATAAAATTTATACATAAAAGATAGTACCCCAAAGGTACTACCACAACCAAAGATAACGAAATATCTTCAATCGTTATACACGACAATTGGCTTATTGTCGTGAACTAAGCCATTTGTCCCGTCTTTCTCTACACGCCTCTAAGGTAGGCGCACAACAAGCAAAGAGTTCACCACTTTCAGTACGGTAATCGTACTGGTACATTCTCACTCTCTTTCTGCCTAACTTCGTTGCGTAGGTAGTGTAATTCTCTTTGCCGGGCTGGCATACGCTGCAACCGTTTACATTTATTGAGTTCATAATTCAAGTAATTGTTTCGTTTTATCCACGTCTACAAAACTCGTCCACCCTGCTTTATGCAGCTTTATAGCTGCCTCTCTGATTGTGATTTTGCCACTCTTGACACTTTCTTTCAAAGATTCTAATACATTCTTCATTCTTAATTCATTTTTACGTTCAATCTTTCTTCACTCGTATAAGCCACTACAAGCCCAGTTTCATCATGCTGTATGGTGATGTACTTTTCACCCCTCTCTATAGTAGAGAAGTCATAAGGGGTTACCATCTTACCCAATACCTTGCCCAGTTGCTTCATCAGTGGGGCTTCAGGGCTGATAACTAAAACTAAATCTGCTTTCATAATCGTGTATATTGTGGTAGCCATAAGGCTACCGGATTAGAACTCAACCAATATCAATCTTTCTAAAGAACCTGATGCTTTCACCCACATATGATTATGTCCGAAACCATAATCGAAAAACAGTTTAAAATAAGGGTATCTTACTATTAAAGAGTTCATACAGCCTCTTAACTCGTTTTCTGACATACAAGAAGTTATTTCATTGATAATTTGAACGAAAAGGTGTAAAACTTCTGGTTCATTATTCAATAACGGTTTTTCTATAACTGCTTTTAAAAATATATTTTCTTTCATATCCTTCTATATTGCGCAGGGCTTTCGCCCTGCTGGTTAAACTCAGTTTATTTCGTAATAAGGTTGCTCGCCTCTAATAACTCTCTTTGCATCTGCAATGCTATCATACAGCTTTGATTCGTCATTATCTATGATTACAAATTCTTGATGAAAGCCATCTTCAAACACTGTTATTATGTGACCTTTGTAACTTACTTCTCTGATGATATTCTTTGTTGTCATAATCGTATATCTTTTAATTGTTATTACTTCGTTTCTGATGATGCAAATGTAATGATTAAAATCATACATACAATAAATAAATATACTATTTGTATGATTATTATCATATATTAACAAAACAGCATAAGTATGATTATAATCTAAATATATTTTAATACAAATGACTATATTCAATCAAAACAAGCTGATTTAATTTGTTTATTCGATTTTTACCCCTATATTTGCATCTGATTAAAATCATACACACATGGAAGTAAAGACAATAATCAAGCAGAAAGGCTTCACAATGGAATCCGTTGCAAAAAAAATGGGTATAACAAGGGTTACACTTGCCCAAAACCTTAGTAGAAATCCAACAGTAGGAACATTACAGAAGATAGCAGATGTTATTGGATGCAAGGTTGGTGACTTCTTTGTTGATGATATGGATATAAAAGATGATGCCAACACCATCACCTGCCCCCACTGTGGAGGTAAAATACATTTTGACGGAGAACCACATATGCCGGAACACAAGAATATACGAGGGAAAGAATACTATAAATAAAAAAATATGGAACTAAAAGACTTTATAAAAGAAACACTTAGTCAAATAATAGATGCTGTTTCAGAAACACAAGAAAAATACAAAGATAAACATGTCCTAATTTGTCCCGATGATATTCAATCTGAAAAAGGAGAATATTATATTGACAATGAATCTCATTATGAATATTATAACCGAAAGACCAAAGTACAAAATATAGAGATGGACATAGCTATTTCCGTTACCGAAAAAGAAGGTAATAAATCAGGAATAGGAATCGCCAAAATTATAAATGTTGGTACTTCGTCAGAAAATGCAATACAAAATGAAAGTGTTAGTAAAATAAAGTTTTCCATTCCACTTGTTTTACCAACAAGTAATACAAGAGAGTATTACCAAAAATATGTGAAAGATTAAAAGTAAAGCCAGAGCATTAAACTCCGGCTTACTCATTGATAACCTCATTAAAAGCAATAAAAGCGCACCAAAATGATGCGCCTTCTGTTGTCAATTAGTTCTTGATTTTATATCAGAGCCTCACGGCTAGAATATCAGAATCTGACAGCTTCCATTCTTCTGAGAAGATTATTATATCTCTCTTGTATAAGAGCTCTTTGTTTATCGGAAGCTGTTACAATCTTTCCCTTATATTTCCGCATGACAGATTCATTCATGCCAATTTCCTTTGCAAACTTACTGGCATTTATGAAAGGAAATGCCTCGAAGAATCCGCTTAAATCATATATGTAATCAACAGAATACCCAGACTTATACCACACAGGAAAGTCTCCATGTTTTTCTTTATAATATTCGGCCTGCTCCTCAAGTACGGACATAAAATCATCTTTCGCTTCCTGCTCTGTAAGCCCAAAACCGTACGCTCCGTTCACATCCTCCGAATATACGGAAATACCCCCATCATTCGCCTTTTCGATAATTGCCTTAATCTTCTTCATAATCGTGTATTTTAAATTCGTCAATTAAAGCACCCACCGAAGTGGGTGCAGTCCTTTCACTTCTTTAACCCTGCCTTTTTCAACATACTGTCAAGAGTACCATTGGGTATCTCTTGAGACTGATGTCTGCCAACAGGAATAAAGTAGTCAAAGTCGGGATGAACATATTTATAATGTTTCTTTCCCTTTTTGATTGTCCAGCCAGCTGATTCAATCAATTTGTAAAACTCTGAATACTTCATAAAATCAAAGAACATTTTTAATTGACACTACAAAAGTAACATATTTGTTACAATAAAACAAGCAAAGATGAAGAAAGAAATAACATATTTGTTACTTTTAACACCGTGTACACATAACAAAAGCCGGAGCACTAAACTCCGGCTCATTAATTGATTAGCCCTTTGATTCTTAACCGATTTACGATTTCGGTATAAAGATACTCTATATCCCCGCTGAAATCCCCATAGTTCTGATAGAGAAACACGACATCAGCGCAGTTGTCGGAAATTGTACTCTTGGACTGAACCCCAAGTACCCTTGACATCTCTTCGCGTAACCCAGCTGTCATTTTCCCACCGGCAAGCGAACTTGGAGAAAACAGGTACAGGATAATGAAGATGAACTTCTTCCGCTGGGTAACACTGTCAATATTCGGTGGACATCCTCTCTCATTCAGCAACTCAACGAATATTTTGTAGATTTCATGGATAAGGCTTTTGTCTTTCAAAATTGGGGTGGTCAAGGCGTTTTCTTCCTCTGAAAGTTCTGATTTCTCAATTCTAATCTTTTTAAGGCGAATTATTTTGTTAAAATCCAGTTCCATAACACGATTATTTTAAAAGTAAATAGTATATTTGCATCATAATCGTGTAAGGAAGAGCTGATTCATGGTCGTGCGTGGGTTGGCTCTTTTTCATTTTTCCCCATTCGTGCTGACGAATGGTTTCTTTTCCAAATCATAGCAAGTGATATATACCCGTTTCCCATTAACATCACATAGAGCAAGGGCATATCCTTTCTCTAGTATTTTAACCGGCTGATTGTCGCAATAGACAGTACTTCCAACCGGAACTCTTATAAAATGACGTACTATCATTTGATTATCTTTAGCTTGTTATACCAGCGTGAAGAGAAAGGGAACCACCCGATTAGGAATGATTCCCCGAAAATAGTTACTTTATATAGTTTGCTCATGGCTATTTCTTTTTCAAATTAGACATCACACATTTAATCACTTCATAAATGAAAATAGCAAGAAAAATAGTAGTCCATGGATATTGGTTTATCAGTTCATAAAAATCTCTCATAGTTTTACCTCCTTCCACTCACTTTCTATAATCACATGTTCACACTTATTACACCTATGCAAATAAGTTGGGAATGGTGCCGTTGTATAGTCCTCAACAGCTATTTCTATACTGCCACATTCCGGACATTCTATCTTTACCTCTTTGATACCGGGATAATCCCAAAAGGATAATTTGCCTTTCACGTCCTTAATTGGATTTTCGTAGAGAATAGGGTTAGCTAGTACCCAGTTATAAACTCCTTTCTCTGCCCAGATGGAAGGATGGTTTTGTACACAGTCTATTATCTCGACGCTTCCGATTATGGAGCCTGTACAAAAACTAAAATCTTTCCACTCTTTGTTTTCCGGTAATGCCAATAACTGCTCATTGGTAAGTATTGAATCATAGAAATTATCATAATTCAAAGGTTTACCGCTTGAATGAATCAGTACCCTCTGCCCTAAGTATTTCTTAGGGCAGCTCCAAGTACGGTTCTCAATGTCTTTAATACCATGGACTATCAAAGAGGCCCACGGCTGTTTTATGGTTATTGCTTTCATTTTTTATTGTTGTTCTTTAATATATCATCGAAAGACGGAATAGGAAGCCATGCCAACACGATACTGTTTCCGTGAGTCCATATTCCCTTTATATCTAAATTGTTGCTTCTACGAAACGTTTCTTTTTGAATATATGGTACGCCATAACCCATTGTCAAAACGAAGATTTTTTGTTCTTCTTCCGGCAACCTTTCTTTAACGTTAATCCAAGGCGATTGCTTTGACTGCCACTCTGCACCACATTGAAAATCTTCCATACTATCAGCATGACGTGAAACGTAGGTATCCGCGTCAACTTCTTTCAGAACGTCTTTTCTGAACTTCGTTTTATTAGTAGCATAATCGTATGCTACTTCTTCTACTGTCTGTTTCATATCTCTCCTTTCCACCTATCCTAGCAGCATATACATTGCTACTAGGAATAGATAATAAATTGTTGTTTTACTCATTACTATTTTGTTTTGAATTAAAGTACAAAGCATTTCACCTTGTAAAACAATCTACCTGGTGAACTCATGGCATAAACGTCTCCGTTGGCAAATTCAATTTTATTGCCTGTGCAGTTGATTATTCTATTATCCCTCAAATCCGCAACTACGCGCCTATATGATACAGAAGCGAAAATAATCTGCATCGTTAGTAAAAAGGGGGCACAGTGCATCGAATGTCACCATAA